CTAGCGGGGGGACGGGCACACCATCGAGACCCCCGAATCCGATATCGTAGGGTCCATTTTGGAAGACAAACCGCACGCCCGCTCGCTGATGATCTATCTCCCACCTCGTCATCTGCTCCGGATCAAGACACGGCGAGTCCGGATGCCGCACGGGGAAGTAGGCGGACCGAATCTGGTCCGCCTCCTTCCATGCGATCGCCGTCCCGCAGACGTGCCCCCCGGCCGCGCCGAACGCCCAGCCGGGACCGCGCCCGCGCTGGAGGCCGAGGTCGCAGGTCTCGCGATCCAGGGCGATCCGCTTGTGTCGTCTCAGGTCCGGCAGCTCCTGCGGGACCCACGGACTGTCCGGCGATATGAGCACGAGCTGCTCGCCGCCGTCGTGCAGGTTCTTCTGCCTGCGAGCCATCTTACCAGAACTTGATCACGAAGTGCGCGACGATCCATATAGCGGCGACCCAGAACGCCGCGATCGCGAGGATTCCCGTCGACACTGCGATCAGGGCGGCCCAGCCGGCCCAGTCGGTCTTTCTCTTCTTGTCCATGTCTCACCTCGGTCTGCTTCGAGATCTCACGGCGCGCACCGCATGTCGTGGTACACGGCCGGCGTCCCGCATCTCGAGCACGTGATGCTGACGCAGCACTCGTCCTCGCTCGCGTAGTCCGGTCCGTCCCAGACGTGCTGACACGGCCCCTCGGGACACGCGCAGTAGCACGCGCCCGCGCCCGAGACGTGGACGCTCGCGGTCGCCGGGTCCCAGCCCCGCTCGGCGCAGATCGCCGCGACGTGCGCTGCGACAGACTCGTCGCGCTTTCTCTTGAGCTCCTCGAACTCCTCGTCGGTCGGTCTAGTCACGCCTTTCTCCTTCTCACGTCGTCCCAGATCTGCACGCCGACCAGCTCGCCGTTCCGGTCGTATCCCAGATCCACCGCGTGCCCCTCGTATGGTCCCCATGGGCACCAGACGATCAGTGTGTCCCTGATCGCGATGCTCGTCACTCTCATGTTGCTGTCGTACATGACGTATGCTCGGCTCACTACGAGCAGTCTCAAGACGAGCGTGACGATCACAGCGACAAGAACTACGATGAGAATCAGCGAGCACGCGAGATAGTCGATCGCAGTCATTTTCCGCCCTCCGCCCACGCCGCGTGCTCGTCCCGCAGAATCCACTTCGCCGCAGCCTCGTCCCAGCGATACGCGCCGCGCCGCCACGGCTCCAGCTCGCCGTGCTCGTGCGAGTTGACCTCGCGCCGCAGCACCGGCCACAGATCGCGATCGGCCGGAGGTGCGCCGGCGATCCGCAGGACGTGGTGCTCGCCGCAGGCGACATAGAGGTTCACGACTTCGCGCAGAAATCGGCGACGAACCGCGTCGGTCTCGTTGTCTCCGATGCGAGAGAGCTGAAACTTCTGCGCGGAAGTGATCGCTGACTCCAGCACGACGTACGACTGCGTCCAGTCCCGATAGAGAATGGAGACGGCCTCTCTCGACCCGAGCACGAACGTGCGAGCACGGGCCAGCGTCCACGGCTCCACGTGTCCGCCGTCGGCGAGAGTGCCGGGGCGCTCGTCCTGATGAGTGAGTCCCGCCTCACTTATCCTCTCATTTCGGACTTCCACCTGTGACCTCTGGAGATCAACGTGCAGTTCCCCGCGTCTGGAGTGTCCGCTCGCTCGCGGTATGTCGGGGCGCTCGTCCTGGTGCGCGGCGCCCGCGCGCCTCGCGCGCGCCTCCTGATCAATCGCGTCCTGCACGGGATCGACGCCGTCGTCTCTCGCGTCCTGATCAGACTTGCGCGGCATCCGCTCCGCTCGCACGCTGCCGTCCTCGTTAACAACGACAGGACCGCACGGCTCCCGCAGTACTCTCTCGAGAATCTCGACGCGTGTCTTCTCGTCCACGGCCACCACGCCGCGCGCCATCATTTCTGCTTCCACAAGACACAGATACCGCCGCAGGTCCCTGATCTCTGCCAGCACCGTGCCGTCCTCGCCCCCCGGCTCCGCCTCGATCTTGAGGAAAATGTCCTCGGACACGTAGCACGCTCGAAGATACTCGAGATCGTCGTGATTTAGAACGACGCCCCCGATGCTCTTGAGATCGAAACCCGCGGGAGCGGGGGGCCGCGCCATCATCACGAGCAGCCGGTCGATCTTCCTGCGCAGCATGAACCAGGCCGACCGGCCGCCGCTGCGCTTCCAGCTTCCCTGGTACGTGCGCTCGCGCTCCTCGAGAAAGCTGACGTCGCCCTCGGCGACGACGCGCAGATAGTCCAGGTGCCGCATGTCAATATTCGTCACTGCTTGGCTCTCCATCTGTTCAGTGTATCCCATTCTCCTAGATCGCGCGCGATGCTCTCAGCCGCCGCCATCGTGTCCTCGATCACGGGAATCGCGTACGTGTTTCCCATGCAGTGCTCCACGAGTCCAGTCTCCCACATCTCGAGGAGATCGCAGATCTTGAACTTCTTGAACTCCTTGTCGCGAAGCTCGGGGAGCGTCACGCCGATTCGCGTTCGGCCGATCGCCTCGGCGTGGTTCACGGCTTCGCGAAGCTGAGGCGCGAGATCCTTGGCGGAGAAGGGAACGTCGCCCGAGGAGAGCTCTCCGCTGTCGTGATGCAGACAGTAGTAGAGAACTTCGGCGCGCGGCAGGCCCCAGAGCTCGCAGTACAGAGTCGCGACTCGCGCGCTGTGCGCCGCCACGGTCTGCTCGCGAATCATCGGCCACGTGTGCCAGCGACGCACGCGACCCGCGATCTGCGGAGACGACATTATCTTGTCTCGAGTCACTTCTGCCTCCTCTGAAGCCACTCGACGCAGGCGAAGCGCCAGTCGGGCGTCTCGATCCTGCCCGCGAGCTCGAGAGCCGTTGTCGGATCTCCGCGCTTGTGATGCCAGTGCGCCAGCATCGCCCTCTCGAGAGTCCCGCGAAACCACGGATTCTCGTAGCGCGGCAACGGCGCGGTCCCCTCCTGAATCGCGTCGTACCACCCCACGAAGCGCCGCACGTCCTCGTCGACGGAGTCGGGGGCATCGAACATCGGCCTCACAATTAGGCCGAGCCCGTAGTATCGGTCGTTCTCCAGTGTCTGCCGCAGCGCCAGCGGCCCGTCGGCGTGCGTCACGTGCTCGAGAGCTCGCCTCTCGAGTCGCTCCATCTCCGCGACGTAGACGTGCGCGTTGTTGCTCACCTGATACATGACGCCGACCTCGACGCCGATCCGCGCGGCCAGATACTCCAGCAGCACGCTGAACGAGAAACTGTTCGCTCCCATCCCTCCCCATATCATGTCGTTCGAGCGACAGCAGACCGTGAGATCGAGCCACGGCCCCTCGATGACCTCCTCGCCGTCGCGGCCGGCGCTTCTCTCGGGCGGCCGCACGCGCAGCATGATGATGTCGTTGCAGGGTCTATCCTTCCACTTTCCGAGCAGATCGTTGCACCCAGTGTCCTCGTACGACACGACGCGATCTCCTGGCACCGTGGACGGCCCGTGGTCCACCTCGCGCGTTCCCGGAAGCGAGCAGTCCCACATCTGTACGACAGCCTGCCGCGACGACGGATCACGTCTCAGGATGTTCACCACCGCGTCGAGCTGATCGAACCCGAACGCGCTGCGCCATCGCCGCCCGTACGCTCCGTGGATCACGCCCCCCGGCTCGCCGTAGTTCTCGCCGAACTTTCTGACGAATCGCCCCAGGGGCGCGGCGTCGTCCCTGCCGGCCAGGAGCCAGATCGCCTCGTAGCCGTGAAAGAAGATGTTGGCGTCGCGAACGGGGGCGAACAGCACGCGCTCGGTCGGGCGACGCGTGACCGTGACGACCGGGCCGGGCGCCACGAGCACCGGGCCGGCGCGCGAGCTCTCGACCGAGCCGCTGTCCTGCAGATACTCGACTATCGCAGGCAGAGCCCGAGCGGTGTTCCTGACGTCGATCACGTGCATGACTTTCTCCCCATCTCGTACATCTCCTCCAGAAGCAGCGACACGACATCGCAGCAGAACTGCTCGTTGTACCAGTGATTCCGACCGCTCGGATGCGGTGTCATTCTCCAGATCAGTCCGTCCCGCCAGACCGGATGCAGCAGCCGGCGCGGCAGGCCCAGCGCCCTTCGCGGCTCCTCTCCGAGTACCAGCACCAGGCGTCCAGTGTGTGTGTCTCACGGACGAGGCGAAGACAAGCGCAGCTTTCTTCGCCTCGCTCGCGTCCCACACTCGCGCGCTCAGCAGGTTCCGTCTGTCGAACGCCGCGAGATACTCGTCCTCCGTCACGTCCGGCAGTCGGCGACGCAGCAGACCGAGCAGGCGAGCGCCGGTGCAGCCCGGAGGAGAGGGCCAGAGCGCGTGTCGCGGATCGCTCGACAAGGGATTGTTCATGCCGATTATGAGAGGACGCTGGTCACTCACCTGAGCACCTCCCTCAGGTCCACCGACTCCGTCGGCCTCGGCCGCGCCTCCAGCGTCTCGAACCACGCCCGCACGTCCCGCTTCATCTCGTCGCACACCCCCGGGTCCTCCAGACACGCCGACAGCCATCGCGCCATGGCGTCGGCCTCGGGCGACAGGGCAGCCTCCTGATCGTCGGCGATGTCCTCGTCCTCAATTCTCGTCTGATGCGTCCTCCGCCCGCGTCGGAAGGTCACGCCGGCCGCGTGCCCCGCCACGTGCCGATCCGCGTGGCTGCTGCCCGTGTGCCTGCCGTACTGCCCGACGCAGGGAACTCCGGCCTCCGCCCCGCATGCTGGGCACCCGACCAGCGCCACGACGCGCGCCGTGCGGATCCAGCGCCCGTACTCGCCGGGCGCCGGCACGAACACGAAGTGGCCGGAGCGATCCTCGAAGGCGACGACGCGAGCCATCTAGTTCTTCTTCCTTCTCACGGCGGCCAGAAACGCCTTGTCGGGCGCCCTCCGATGCATCAGCATCTCGAAGCAGTCGTCGCACACCACGCTGCACTCCTCCGCGGGCACCGCGCCGAACAGCTCGGTCTTCTCCTCCAGAGCCTCCTCGTCGCTCCATCCCTTCTCGAAGACTCCGCAACAGACAGCGCACTCGTACTCGTTCTTCCTCAGAGCACTCCCAGCCATCTCCCGATCTCCCTCGTCGCGTCTCCCGCGGACCGCACGCTCGCGCCCATCCACCTGCTTCTCTCGTCCATCAGCCGCACGCTTCTCACGTCCAGGCCGCGTTTGCTCATCAGCCGCTCCCTCCTGTCGTCGTCTGTCGGACACAGCACGCAGTCGGCGCCCCAGCCGTGATGCAGAAGAGCGCGGGAGTAGAGTTCCTGCGTCCGGAGAGTCATGCCGGGGATCCAGGCGCGCCGATCTGCTGTTCCGCAGATCAGGGCGCGTTGACCTTCACCCTCGTACGCGACGGTGAGAGTCCAGTCGTACAGCGCCGCGACGGCGCGGGCGACGGAGAGCTGGCCCAGGCCGCGGATCAGGACGATCACGGCGCCCTGTCCCACGACATCGCAGCGACGATGTCATCCCGTCTGTAGACTCCCGCGTGCGCGATCCACGATCCGATCGGCTTCAGTGTTCTGCCCTCCAGGTGCACGCCCGGCAGACAGATGACGACAGGCTTCTTCATCCCCATCGCGATGCCACACTCGATCAGTGCGCCCTTCAGCGGAAAATCGCTCTCCTCCGCGTACAGCACGACCTTGGACGCCGCCGTTATCTCACCGACTATGCGATCCCAGAGCTCGGCGAAGTCTTCGGTCTCGCCCTCGCCCGCCTCGTCGATCCACGTCGAAACTATGTTCCATCCCTCGTTCCTGAGATCCCTCCACATCTTCGAGCGAGCTGATATACTCGCTCTCGACGCTACGTATATTGGCTTCCTATGCATGCTACTTTCTCCTCAAGCAAAATTCAGGACGATCACGACTCTGTCTCCGCCTCGCCGACTCGTCGTATCTTCTCGATCCTGTCGAGGACGCTCTTTGCCTCGGCGACCGACGGCGCGTAGACGTCTATGTCGTCGAACTTGACGCGACATCTCGGCTCGCGCTGAGTCTCTGCGACCCAGATCACAGTCGCGCAGGCCATGATCCCACAGATAAGAACCACGATCTCCATCATCTCCTCCTCAGCAATGTCACGTACCGCCACCCAGCGTGATTCACTCGTGATCAATCTACAGCGTCTGCGAGGCGAAGGCTACCACCGCAGTTTTAGCGTAACGTCGAGCGCGTCAGTATTCTCTCTATCGCCGCCCTCGCCGCCTCCCTGCCCACCAGATGCGCCGCCGTCTCGAGATACCCCACCTCCAGATCGTGCCGATAGGAGCAGAACCTCGGCCACGGCCCATCGGCGTAGCGCTCGCGCCACAGTCTCGTCGGATCGCCGTCGTTCTCCAGCGCCATCCTCAGGAAGTCGCCGCACCACTCCCCGGCTCTCCGCACCTCCTCAGAGCTCAGCGTGCCGGGAAAGTGTCTGAACTCGATGGTGTCCGTCTGCAGGAGCTGCCGAAGATTGACCGCGCACCGCGGACGTATGGCCCAGAGCAGTCTGCCGGTGGGCACGTGGAGCACCTCGGCGTCGAAGAACTCGCGCGGCGTGCGCGCTCTCGTCTGCCTCCCGACGATCTCCTCCGGCATGATCTTCTGATGCGAGACCCTGCGGCGTGCGTATCTCTTTCTTGCCCCTCGGTACGCCTCGGCGTCCGGATACTCCTCGCGCGTGGGCTCCGGTATCGGCTCGATGAGCGGCAACACCTCGGGCAGCCACCGCGCGCAGAACTGCTGAGCGCGCTTCAGTCCTGCGAGATTCTCGCGCAGACCCGGCGCGCGCACGTGCACGTGCAGATTGGATCTGTAGTTCACGGTGGTCTTCTCGTGACCCGAGCCGCGCAGAAACTCATCGAGCTGATCCGCGACGCCGCTCGGCGAGTCGGCCGGTCGCGCGAGCACCTCGCCCCCCAGGTGAAACAGCTCGCCGCGCGGATCAACCGCGACGCCGCAGGAGTTGACCATCGTCACGTCCCTGAGATCCAGGTCCCAGGCGCACGGTGCCCGCCTGTCCCAGTCGCTGAGCTCGAACTCGGCGCCGTAGGTCCACTGCGCCATCATATATTTTTCAGCTCCCTCAGCATCGCTGGCAGCAGCTCCTCTCGCGACACGCGCCGCACGTCGGCCCCCGCCTCCCGCATTCTCCGCGCGTAGCTGTCGTGACTGCGCTGGTCGTTGGCCGTGTTCTTGGGTGTGCCCCTGCCGTAGACGCCGCGCGCCTCCTGTCGCTGCCGAATGGACGCGTAGCACTGCTCCAGCGGCGTAGTCAGAAGGAAGACGTGCAGCGCGCTCCCCACCTCTCTGTAGAGTGGCAGACCACGCACGAAGTTCCGCACGAGCAGACCCTCCAGCACCACGGAGCGCCCGCCGCGCCACTCTCTTCTCAGAATATCGTCTATGAGATCCATGCTGCTGATCGTGTCGCACCCCCCGGTCGGGTTCTCGTACGAGCCCAGCACGTAGATCTCTTCTGTCACTTCTGGCACTCTCAGCACGTAGCCGATCGGCAGCCTGCGTCCCTCGACGTGCTGTCTCTCAGAGCTCGCGGCCATGCTCACGAGCGCGCGCACGGCGTGCGACTTGCCCGAGCCGGACGTGCCGCACACCTGAATGATCTGTCCCATCATCTCACCTCCTCTGGCGCCGCTCTCAGCAGCCTGTCCGCCGTCTCACCCCACCCAGTCAGCGCGCGCCGCACCTCGGTCACGTCCTTTCCGACGGCGTATCGCCCAGCGCGGTGGGACTTCCACTTGCACAGCACCGTCTCGACCTCCTGCGGTCCGCAGGCCCGGTCGAAACCGGGGGGAGCGCGTCGTCGTCCGAAGTACCGCAGGAGGTCGCGATAGTGGTCCTGAACGCCTCGGCCCTCGGTCTCCACGAGAAGGTCGAGCGTGGACCTCGGCTCCGCGTATATCAGTCCGACGTCCGCGGCGAACGTCACGCGCTGCCCCGCGCACCGCTCCAGCATGTCGGCCGCCTTGAAGGCGATCCACGGTCCGTGCAGCGGCCACTCTCTGACCGCGCTCATGACCTCGGCGTCTGTCCGCAGGGAGGACAGGCTCTCGACCCAGTGCTCGGGGCTCTCCCGAGCGAGCCAGTCGACCGTTCTGACGCAGACGGCTCCGCGAAAGTGACGCCGCTCTGCCGCGCGTGGCCACCGCTCGCCTCTCGGCGTCGGCGCCGCGTTCTCGGCCGCGACGCGCACGACTCGCCAGTAGTCGTCGCTCTCGTGCTCGCTGAGCCACGCCGCCGCGCCCAGATGATAGAAGCACCAGTACGCCGTCAGCAGGCGGCAGAGCTGTGGCCGACGCAGACGCGCGCCGTGTATGGCCACGTACACCGGGTCCAGATCTCTGGTTCTCAACAGCTCGTCACCGAAATCTCTTATGCCCAGCGTCACGACAGCACCTCCCTCGCGATTCTGCGCGCCGCCCAGGCGGCGGCGGCCGTTCCGTTCTTCGCGCCGCCCGTCGCGGCCCACACGCGCCCGCGTCTGCGCACCAGGCACGGCTCGCCACTGGTCTCAGCGTACGGTCTCGCGCCCAGAATGCTGATGGTCCTCTCGACCGCGCATCCGGTGACCGCCAGGCATCTCGCCAGCGAGGCTCTCGCTCTCTCGTCGGTAATTCTCTTGAGCGCCGAACCGTCCCCTGCCCACGATCTGCCGTCCAGCATGTCGAACGCCACCACCTGTCGGTAGGGCGCCCAGACGCTGATCACGGCGCGTCCGATGGCTGGTCCCCTGTGCGCCCAGCCCCAGCGACTCTCCACGGTGCCGACCCACGGACAGAGGCTCTGCGTCCACACGCCGGCCGCCACCACGACGCCTCTGCGCGCCCCGAGCGTCTCGCCGCTTCTCAGCCGCACTCCGTCGTCGAAGACGCTCTCGCAAACGCCTCTCGTCTGCGCCGCGCCGAGCACGGTGGCGGGCTCCACGCAGTGACAGGTCGCGTGCCTGCCCAGAGGCAGCGAGAACCGCACGTCGCGCACGCCGTACAGCTCGCTCAGCATCTCCAGCGCCTCGCTCAGGTCGCTGGTGGTCATGCTGCCCACCCAGCTCGGGCGGATGACACAGCCCGCCGCCGCCGAGCCCGCGCCCTCGCGGTCGTCCGACACGACCGTCGCGACTGCCCCCTCGCGCGCCAGCCACGCGGCCGCGATCTTGCCGAAGAGACCACCGCCCACGACGATCACGTCGCTCGTCGTCACGTCTTCCTCCTCAGGCAGATCACGCGCCACCTGAGCACGGGCACCTTCTCGGCCACGCGCCAGTCCGCGGACGCGACTGCTCTCGCGAACCTTTTCTCGTCGTGCACGGCGGTCGTGGCGCCCAGCACGTACTCCGGCCCCAGCCTGATCGTCAGCACGACCCTGCTCCTGGCGACGCGGCAGCACTCCAGCAGCGCCCGCGTCATGTTCTCCTCGCTCATCAGGTTCAGCAGGCGCACGCACACGACCGAGTCGTGCGACTTGCTCGCGTGCTCCAGCGATGTCGCGTCGCCGACCGAGAGAGTAGTTTTGTCGCCCCCTCGCACTCTCCTTCTGGCCTCCGCGAGCATGTGCTCGGAGATGTCCACGCCGGTCACTGCGAGCCCAAGAGATCGGTACAGACCGAGAAATCTCCCAGTGCCCACGGGCACGTCCAGCACGCTGCCCCGCGCGTCGCGCAGCATCCCAGCGACGACCTCGTTCTCTCTCAACCACCGCCGACGAGACTCGCGCGTCGCGTCGTACGAGCGAGCGGCGGACCTGCCGTATCTCTGACTCATCGTCACGCGCCTACCTCGCAGAACACGACGTGCGGATGCTTCTTGGTCATGATCACGACGTCTTCTCCAGTTCTGCCCGCCGCTTCTCCGACGCGACCCGCGCCGCCGCCTCGTCCGCGCACGGCCCGTGCACGCGGCCTCGCTCGTCGACCCAGTGCCATCCGTAGTGCGCGGCCCGGAACACGTCTCAGGCGCGCTCGCCGCCCCTTCCGACCACTCTGCCGCTGATCATCGCTCTATCCTCGCGTCCATCTTGTCAGATCTTCAGCCGAAGCCAGATCACTCGTCGAACTCCAGCGCCAGTCTCACGACCTGTCCGACCCTGTGGATCGGCCTCTCGCTCCCGACGCGCGTCGCGTACGGCTCCGGCGCCTCCGTCACGATCCACCAGCCCGTGCTGACGTCGATCATGTCGGCGTCCAGGCCGACTCCTGTCGTGCCTGGACGCCTCCGCTTCTCGAAGCGCTCCTCGACGCGGGCGACGTGCGTGCGGGCGACGTAGCGGTGGACAGTCATCTCTCGCCTCGCAATTTTTCATTCGCACTGCGACAGCAGGCAGCCTGATGACGCGCGTCGTCGAGAGCATTGTGATACACACCCCGTCGAGGGACGGAGCGCTGATCATACCCGGCCAAGTCGTAGAGAGTGCGGGTGTCGCGCACGTTGTAAAATTTCCAAGGGACAGGCGCGTCGACAGCGCGGCAGACTGCCTCCCAGATATTTGGATCGAAGTTGGCGCCCTGACTCCAGATCTTGAGATCAGCCTGGTAGCCGAGATCTCTGAACCAGATAGAAAACTCTTCGACCACAAATTCTAGTGGCTTGGCGTTGACATCCAGAGCTTCTTTCGCCTCTGGCGACTGACTCTGCCACCACTCTGCGGTGCCTTTCTCTATGTGCAGGCGAGCATAGAGACAACTGCGAGTCTCGATGTTGGCGTAGAACGACTTCTCTGGCATCAGCTCGGGACCCGACAGGGTGAAAGCCACGGCGCCGATACTGCGAACAGCGCAGCCTGGAGACGTCCCCCAAGTTTCAAGATCGAGCATCACTTCCATCTAGTGTCCTCCTCCGCTGGTCGTTGTCCTAGAGACAAGCACTTCCACGTCCGGCAGACCGCGCACGCGGCGCGTCTCTTCTGCTCTGCCGTGCTCTGCCGTGCTCATCAGAGTAGCGCTCGTGCATGTCGTCATTAGTGAGAAGTCGCCATGACCATGTAGCATCCATGCATAGAAAGCCCGACGAATATGGCCAACGCTAACATCCTGATCGCGCTTGCTATCTCTGGCATGTAATCGCCTTCTGAATGTACCACTCATGGCCGACGCGAACGCGGATCTGGTCGGTCATCGGTAGACTCCTCGGGGACGGCCCTCGCCGTTCTGCACTCTCATCATCTTGTCGACCTCGCAACTGAGATGCTCGATGTCGCGCATCTCCAGCGCGGGCCAGTCTCTCTTGTTCTTCTGCGGCCAGTTCTTCTCGTCCCCCGACATCGCGAGCAGCTCCCGCATCTCGCCGACGAGCTCGTCCTGACTCAGCGACTTGTCGCGCTTGTCCCTGCCGGCTATCCGGTTCAGCCCCCTGCGAGCCCCCGGCCCCGCGTGCGCCCACGTCATGATGTCCGGCGCGCGATCCAGCAGGCTCGTCCATCGCAGATCGGAGACGATCTCGTAGGAGTGGAAGCTGCCCATCCAGGGCTGCGCTCGGAACCAGACATGCGCCTCCTGCAACGAGTACGGCGTCTTCTGCATCATGCACTCCGCAACGTCCCTCCACCCACTCTTCCTGTGAAAATTCTGCAGTACGCTCATCACTCCATCCAGCTTGGATTTTCCCTGCGGACTAGAAATGATGTAGGCACCCGTAACAAAGGGACCTCGCTTTCCAACGAGCGCCAAGATGTTTCTCTTCAACTCACTCGCCATCTCGGTCCTGTAGAACAGGTCGAACCCAGTTCGCCCACCGAGGTCTGGCTGACAAAACATCGCCTCGCCGACCTCGACCCGGTTGAGCATGCGAAAGACCACCGTGGCCAGAAGCACCTCGGGTCGGTCGCGCATCGGGTCGCGCACGTGCTCCCGGAACCAGATTGTCGTGCGGTCGTCCTCGCGGCGAACGCAGGTGAAGCGATATCGCTGGAGAATCGGGTCGCGAGTCCACTCCTCGCGCGGTAGGCCGGCCCGTCGGCGCAGGAGAATATTTTGTCGCTCGCGGGCGTAGGCGAAGAAGGTGGAGGCGTGTTTCACAGCTCGTACCTCTTGAGATTCTCGTACGCTCTCAGCATAGCGACGACATCGTCCTCCGCCATCGCTCTCGTCACCGCGTCCAGGTCCGCTCGTATCATCGTCAGCGCGAACGCGCCTGCCGGTCCTATCTCAATATAGGTCGGCATCAGAACGTCTCGAACCCGAGCCATCACGCGAGGAAGCGCGTCGCCAAGCGAGTCTACGGACATGATGTGATCTCCCGTATCTACAGAATGCGCCCGACCGAGGACGAAGTAAAGTCGCCCTCGGTCGGGACGGAGCGATCCCATCGCTCAAGACGAGACCCTATCGTGCGACGGGTCACCATGTGGGTCGGAGTGCTGAGCTCCAGTCTTGGGGTCCTCCGGGCTGATGTTCGCCGCGGACGGCGCGGCGGCCGACTCGAACACGCTCCTGAGCGTGCGAATTCTTCTGAGAGCAACCTCGATCTCGCGCTCCGCGATGGCGAGCGTGCTGCCGACGTTCTCGATCCTCGCGTACTCCAGCGGCACCTCGATCGTCGTCCATCGGTGCTCGCATCCGATCCAGACGCAGCGGCGCCGTCGCCTGATTCCGACGCTCGTATGGCGCGCGAGTCGACGACCTCGTCGCCTCGGCGACCGCACGCGGGGCACTGGCCCGACTAGCTCATGGTCTCGCCTCCGTCATCGCGTATGCGCCCGCTAGCATCGCGAGAATGATCCATTTGATAGGCAGCGGAGTGATCCATCCTTCGGGATCCCGCGTGTGCCAGACGATCAAACCAACCCAGAGAACGATCAGCACCGCGACGACGACGTGCAGCGATCTCATGCTCGCTTCTCCTTCTTGTCCAACCAGTGCTGAGCCGTGTATTTCTCATCATCCCCGAAATCACGCTTCAGGATCCACCTCATCATCCCCGGGTCCAGGTCCTCCCAGAGCTTCCCCCGATGCTGCCCGAATCGCACGGTGCGCAGCAGCACCGGCAGCGTCGTCAGCTCCAGCAGCCGCTCCACGGTCTCGGTCTCGAGCATTTGCTCCAGAATCGCGGCGGTCGTCAGTGCGTCGGCGAGCGCTCTGTGCGGAGCCAGTCCGCACAGAGGCACGTCTACTCCTAAGTAGTACCGCAGCACCTGATTGCTGTGGCTTGGAGCATCAGGAAAAAGATGCAAGGCTACGCGCCATGTGCATATTGTCCTTGGCGGCAGCAGATCGGGATGCACTCCAGACTGCACGAGCATCCGCCGATCGAAACCGGCGTTGTGGGCGACGAGCACGACGTCGTCGACCGCGGGGACATTCGCGACCTCACTCTCGCCGGGATGCCCGAGCTCAGGCAGACCTCTTCGCAGCAGAAGCGCCGCCACGCTCGGCGCGTCTCTCAGCTCGTCGTTGCCTATGTGGTGCGTCGCCCGCGCCTGGACCGACACCGGGCAGCTCGGCCTGATCAGCGTGCTCCACTGCGGCAGCGCCCGCCACGACAGATCCCCCGGCGTCAGACTCACGATCGCGAGCTCCACCACCTGGTCCTGCTCCGTCAGTCCCGTCGTCTCCACGTCCACGACCGCCAGCCGCCATCTTATTCTCTTCGCTGACACTTCTGATCTCCCTCTCGATCTCCGCGAGCGAGTCGGCCCACGCCGACAGATCGCTCCTTCTCGCCGATCGCCTCTCGAGCGTGAGAGAGATCTGGCCGGCCACTCTCGCCAGAGTCCTGTGCCATCGCTCCAGCTTGTCCCTCACGAACGATAGAATCCATTTCGATTCCTCTCTATGAACTCATCGTGAACCGCCGCTGCCTCTGCGACAAAGGTATATGTTCCAAGATCAAGGCACACGCCAGACAGTGTCTTTGCTCGCGCTCTCCATCTATAGTGATTTCTGGTGACACCTACGCGACCGCTCTCATTTTCTTTTGTGGCACGCATATTCAGCGCGTTCAACCTTCTAGTCGCCAATCGAAGCGTTCGACTCGTCTCCGTCCTTATGATCTATCTCCTTCCAACCAGGGTCTTTTCCAGTCTGCAGTTTCCAGATAACTCGAGACGCGATGTACTTCACGTTCTCTATTCTTACGATTATACGCGCACCGTTCTTTCTAGAGTTGGCGCCAACAATCTTCCCCCTCTTTCTCAGGACACCTGTCGCAGGATCGTACGACAGAATCTTTCTCAAGATCTTCATCGAAGGAAGAACTAGCCGTTCACCTACACCCATGGATATCCTCGTCCATTAGTTGACTCAACGATCGTCAACTTCTCCCTGGCTCTTGTCACGCCGACATAGAAAACGCGGGCCTCGTCCTCCGGATTCTCACCCATCTCTCTCCACGTGCGCCCCGCCATCTCCTTCATCAGGATCACGTGATGCGCCTCGCCGCCCTTGCTGCCGTGGATCGTCGACACGATCACGCGCGGTCTGCCCCCCGGTCTCTCGCCTCGCTTCAGCGCGGCCCGCAGATATCCCACGTCGTCTCTCGGCAGGCGGTCCAGCGCGTCGTACCACGGATCGTTCCGCAGCAGCCCGTGATCCGCTCTCAGCTCCTCCGCGGAGATCTCGCGCTCGTCGTCCTCGCCGCTCAGCGTCTTGTGTCCTCGGGACACTCCCAGTCCCGAGGACATCTGCTCGTATATGAATCGCGCCTCAGCGATCCGTATCTTTCCGCCCTTTCGCAGTCGCTCCCAGTCCCGTATGACGGAGAGCGTGCGATCCGAGATGCTCGGATGCCCGTGCCTCTCGTAGATCACGCCGCGCCGTCGCAGCTCGGGCTCGACCTGCTCGCGCAGGACGTAGGTGTTGCGCGCGAGAACGAGAACCGGAGGGTTCTTGTCCTCGTCTCCCCACGGATCATCGGCCTCGACCTCGTCGATCTTCGCGGCGCGCTCTACAGTCCCGACAGAGCTCTGTCGGGGCTCCCACTTCTTCTCGCGGCGATACTTGACCTCGCGGATAACGCGACCAGCGATCCGCTGCACGACCGGGGGGACGCGCCAGGACTGGCCGAGAACGCGGACGTCGCCCTCCATCGATATCAGATGATTGACGTCGGCGCCAGCCCACGCGTAGATCCCCTGGTCGTCGTCTCCGGCCACGGCGAATCTTCTGCATCCCTCGGCGAGACGCGCGATCACCTGATGCTGAAGCCAGGAGAGGTCCTGATCCTCGTCTACGAGAAGAACCTCCAGCCCCAGCCTGATCCCCGATCTCACGAACTCGCTAAGCATGTCCGTGAAGTCCATCAGCCCGTGCGCCGCCTTGAACACGCGGAGGCACCGCGCTATGCGGCTCACCTCGCTCCAGTTCAGACGGTCGTCTCCCTCGTCGTAGAGCTCGCGGAGATCTCTGCCTCTTATTCGCGCGAGATTCTCCATGAACATGGCGCGGTCTCCTAGGTCGAAGCCGGACAGCGTGCCGTCCTCGCTGAACTTCCCAGAGATTCGCACGCCCGCGTAGTGCGCGAACCGCTGGAGGCGCTGGCCCTCGAGAACGTCGCCGCGCTGGAGGCCGAGCTGGCGGTACGCCAAAGAGTGAATCGTGCTGAAGAACGGAAAGTCCTTGCGCGTCATGGAGAACTTCTGGCAGGCGCGGTCCATCGCCTCGGTCGCGGCTTTGCGAGTAAAACTGAAAAACCCAATGCGATCCGGCGCGGTGCCGCGCTCCAGCTCCTCCTCGACTATGCCGATCAGGGCGGTAGTCTTTCCGCAGCCAGGTGGCCCGAGTATGATCTCCGGGACCGTCACGATTCTGCCCTGATGACTATCGTCCCCGGCTCCGGTTCTAAAACTAGAACAGATCCTGCGACGATGTCCCTCATTTCCGCCTCTACGTGCACGAGCACGCCCATTGGTCTCACCTGATCGATACAGTCGTCGATCATCTCCGAGACCTGCTCACGCTCTGTCTCGCTGAGTGGCCCCATCGCTACGACCTGCCTCGCTATCTCGGATATCGTGTCGATCAGCGTCTGCGCCGTGCACAGCCAGCCCTTCGGGCTGATCATGATCGGCGGTAGCACACGGGCGACTGGCGACGGCACCGCGATCGCAGGACACGCCGTTGCAACGATCGTTGCACCGAGACCTGCGAGAAATCGTCTCCTGTCTGCAGTCATGACCTTTGCTCCAACCCAAGCACCGCGCGCGGCCGCCCCGGCGCCGTCTCCCTTGTCACCTTCTCACACGGAATCCCGAGGAAGCGCATCTTCGCGCAGAACGACTGACTCGTTCTGTAGTGATCGCCCGTCTTCTTCTCGGAGAGCTCGCGCTCGTCGCCTCGCCGCGCTCGCCGCTCGCGCACGCCCGCGAGGCAGACGTCCAGAGGCGTCACGAGCTGAAGCACGTGCACCGGCAGATCGCGCGCCAGCAGCGGCACGCGCCTCATGCTCATGAGAAAGATGCCCTCCATGATCACGTGAAGTCCCTCGGCGGCTCTCTCTCGGGCTGTCCCTCTAGGTCACGTATCGTGTCGCAACCGCCGCACTCCCCGTCGGCGTACGACCCGAGCGCGAGAATTCGCCCACCAAGAAGATGCCCGATCGGGACGCGGCGACCAGGAACGAACTGCGGCTCGTCGCTCAGCTCGTCGAAGAGCCCGCGCACGATCGTCGACTTGCCCGAGCCGTAGGTTCCAGCGATCTGAACTATGGCCACTTCTTCACCTCCGTCTCGCTTCTGAACACTGCGATCTCAGCCAGCAGCCGCGCTCGACACGCTGCCATCTCGGGGTCGCTGTCCTCTCCTAGCTCTTTCTCGAGTAGAGCGAGAGCCGCGCCGAGGCTTGTCAGTCTTGCTCTCAACTTCTCCGCGTCGATCCAGTCTCCAGTCGTAGCGTCCGACACGGCCACCACACCGACAATAGTGAGAAACACGAGAAAGAAAGCCATCAGCCAGGCTCCCGCGTCTATCTTGATCGCCGCGACGAGCATGCCACCTGCCACGCTCGCGACGACCGCAAGAACTCCAGCTCCTATCAGAGTCTGCACTCTGCCGATGTGACTGATCATTTCTTCATCTCCACGATCTTCGGCCCGTCGTCCCGCTCCAGCCACGCCAACCACGCGTCCAGCGCTCTCTCGTCGTCGAAGAACTGCGCGCCCTCCATGTCGTCCAGCGACAGGAGCTCCTTGACCGGCGGCCCCCCGGTCATCGGTCGCATGCGAACGAGATAGAACGTGCCCTCGCCGAGCGACTGCTCGACGTGGCCGACGCGGTAGTAGTCGTCGCAGGACACGAAGATCCAGTGGCCGACGAGATCACTTGGTCGCTCTACTTTTTCGTCTGCTGCTGCCACGCTCCGCATCCCTTCCCCTCGTAGTCCGCCGTGCGATACGAGATGTCCTGAGCCCAGAACGGCGAGAACTCGTTGTCGCCGTAGAACTCCGCGGTCCGCGGCATGAGCACCGCGCACTGCCCGACGTTGCCTATGCCCTTCGGCGTCAGATCACCCCGTCTCCAGTGGCGACAGGTGCCGCAGCATTTCTTTCCGTCATCAGCCTTCTTACTCATCCCTGTGCCTTCCCTCCCAGCGCCGTCAGCTCCGCCTCGTGCTCCTCGCACAGCGATCTCCCCGTGTTCGGCACGACCTGCACCGCGCGGTCGTCCCAGAGCTCGATCATGTTCACATCCTTGACGCACGTCACGTCCAGAGCGACACCGACGTGCTCGAGAAGCCAGCCCTGGATCGCAAGCGTCATGTCCTCCTCGGAGAACGACACGCCCGTCAGCCTGCAGACGCCGGGGCACGCCGCGACGCGCGCCGTCATGATCTTCACCGAGTGGCCCTCCGCCAGCCAGCCGCGCACGCGCCGCACCATAGGCTCCAGCGGCTCGCCGATCACGTTCCACGCGACCCACTCGTCGTATCTCGCGAGCGTGCCGTCGAGGTCCACGCCGATCCAGCCTCGGCCGAGGTGCTCGCGGCGACGCGCGTCGAGCTCGGTCGTCAGTCTCGCGATCACTCCCGATCGCGGCGCAGTGTCGAGTCGATCGCCGCATCTCGGACATCTGTCCTCGCCAAGATCAGTGCTCGTCAGAGTCGATGTCATCTCTTCCCCTCCACTATCTCCCGCACGCTCTGAGATATCAGCTCCACCGCTTCTCTCTGCTGCGCCGGCGTCACGCATCGCCGAACGTGTACGCCGACCGCGACGGCGATCGCCGCGTAGAAGTCGCTGGGCGTGTGGCCTTGCCCAAGCATGACAATCTTCTGGGCTAGAGCCTTGATGCGGACGTCCTGAGCCACGTCGGTCATCTCGTGTGCTCCTCGACATAGTCTCTCAGCACCGCGATCTCCGGCAGTCGCCTCCCGCGCTTCTCGCCGACGACCGGCACGATCCCGTGCTCCGAGTCCGAGAACCTGATCCGCGGAATCTGCTCGAACCGCATCTTTCGTTTCACCGACGACGTGTACGCGCGGTATCGCACGTCGGACCAGTCGGCCGTGGATCGCATCTCGAGGCACCACGTCGGCATCATCTCGTCGTCCTTCTCATCGCCCACGTCAACAGTCTTGAGAAGTCTCTCACCATCCGCCTGGATCTCTCGATCGAGACGCCGAGACGCTCGGCGATCTCCCTGTGACGCAGTCCCTCGCACCGCAGAAGAAAGGCGTGCTCGCGCTGCGCCATCGCGAAGTTCTTCCCAGTATTCGGGCACGTGGGGTACGGCATGACCTACACTCTCGTTCTTGTTCGAGACGAAGGCAAGCCTCTGCGCTTCCGCACGTACGTTCTCTTGAGATACTCGGTAGGATCGATGCAGAAGATCACGCAGAGCGACAAATACACCTCCACGCAGCACGGTCTTCCCTGCATGATGTACCAGAGATTATTGTGCCTCGGAGCTCCTCCGAGTTCGTCTCTCAGCATTCGCGTGCTCGTTCCCGACTTCTCCATCTCCCGCCGCAGTCTGCGACCGAACTTCTTCCAGTCGAACGCGCCGTCCATGCTCTTGTGCGCCATCGCGTCAGGCCCCCGGTCTCGGCCACGTGCCTGGAATTTTGAAAAGCCTCTCCGCCCGCACGTGACAGTGCAGCCCGCGCGGGTCCAGAGCCATCGGGATCAGCCAGTAGAGATTGCCGATCAGTCGCGGATCCGTGACGCGCGGGTCGTACAGGTCGGCGATCCGCCACCACTCCAGTTCCTCGCCCACATCGTTGATCGGAGGAGTCACTGGTCTCGCTCCTCGCGCTCTCGCCCAGAAGAAGTGAACGACGGCGTCCGGCGTCGCCTCCTCGGCGCAGAAGCCCGTCCACGACGGAACGTCTAAGCCCGTCTCCTCGTAAAACTCCCTCTGACACGCGTCTATCGAGTTCTCGAGCGGCTCTATCTTCCCGCCGACGGCGTTGAGACAGCCGACCTGCCACGGCGGACGCGTCTTGCGGACGAGGAGGACGGAGTCCTCGTGGAACAAGAAGGCGGCGACGTAGGAAACGAACATGACATCTGTTCCCTGTTCTCTATTCCGCTGCTTCTTCAGTAGTGTCCCAGTGCTGACGATTCCAGTCTCCGAGGCGTTGATCCATGTGCTCTTCCATCTCGGGATAAAGATGCAGATCGTGGCAGCACCGCAGATAGAAATCCGACCATCGACGCCGGAACAGTTTGTCCGAGTGTTTGTAGCCAGCTATCTGCGCACCGTGCATCAGGTGCATGTAGTAGTGGTGCGGCAACTCGTCGACGTTTTCGAAGAACCAACGAACGATGATCTCCCATTGGGCGTCCACGCTGAAATCAACAAGGGTCATGAACGTGGTATTGTCGCCCTCGTCTATTCGCATTGGTCTGCCGAGATAGGCGGCCTTGAGCACCGTCGCGCGATAGCGAGCAACAAGCGCCTTCGTCGGGTGAAACTTGCCAACACCATCAGGACCGCGGCAGGCAAGCACAAGGACAGACTGTTGCTGCATCGTCAGGTCGAGTATCCAGTCTTGAAATACTAATGTTCGCTTCTCGCTCACGACTTCTTCTCCTCCTGTCGTATCCTGTCCGCCACGCACCGCGCGTATCCCGCGATGTCGTCCCACGAGTCAAGGTACTCGGGGTCCTCGCCGGTGAGTATCCTCGAGATCTTCAGGGCGATCAGGTCGAGCCCCTCTCGCAGATCCGGCGCGACAGTGCTCCACTGTCGTGTCGACCTCATCAGATCCTTCATGCGTTGCGCGATCTCGGCGTTGCCGGCGAACGCGCCGTAAACCGAGCTGCGCTGCTGTGTCAGCGCGGTCGTCGAGTCGCCAGTCACGTTCTTCGCTCTCGACTTTCTCAGATCGTCGTTGTCTATGTCCATGTCCTACATCTCCCCAGCGTGAATCTCATAAAATCCCACAATCATCAGCGCAGCTCCTGCTCCAACCGTGACGAACCCAAGGCCCATTAGAATAATCCCTACGAACATTCTCACACCTCGTCTCCTCCTGGATCCGGCGCGTCCACCTCCGGCGCCGCCCGCACCGCGTCGCTCGGCACCCACCAACACGACAGTCCGCGCGTGTTGCCGAAGTTGAAGCTGTGATGGCCGCCGCGCAGCACGTTCCTGATGAGCAGAGTCATCTGCCCGCGCCGCACGTCCCGCATCCCCTCCTGCGTCAGGTGACGCTGGAGCGCGCGAAGCGTGAAGTAGTGGCGCTTCTCCTCGGAGTCCTCCCAGGGGCGGCCGGAGAGAAGATCTTCTCTGCGTGTTCCTCGCGATCTGTTCGTGAGGAACTCCTCTAATAGCTCGCGGAACCTCCCCCGCTCCCCCGCGTCCTCCGGCGCCGGCATCGGCGCCTGCATCCGCTCCATCGCCTCGCCGACGAGCGCGAGCCACGCCGGCTGCTGCATGTGGCGATAGATCTTGTTGATGCGAATGGCGCACGCCGTCAGGAATCGCGAGTAGTTGAGCAGCTCCTCCGTGCCGAGCTCCACGGTCTTGCCCTCCACGTCGGCGAACCAGATGGGGGGATCGCAGTCCAATTTTCGCAATTCTAGTTGCGGAAATTCCCCTCCTAATCCGACACCGTGCTTGCGCGTGCGACAGAGAGCGGAGTTGCAGTGACTGCGAAACGGCTCCTCCTTACATTGATATTCGTAATCTTTCTTCTTGAGCGACTTGATGACGCCGTTGACTTCGGACGCGGGGAGCGGGGGGCTGAACCGCTGGTTAGCGACCTCCAGCTTCTCCGTCCACCCCTCGGGATCGGCGCGCTTGAGATAGATGCCGATCATGAACAGGATGCGCTTGCGACCGTCGCTCGCGGCGTGGCCGTTGCCGGCGAGGTGCTGGAGGCAGGGCGGCCCGTCACTGAAGTCGCAGGGGCTCTTGCCCCTGGCGCGCTTGCCCTTCTTCTCGCCGCCAGCCACGCGACTGAGAAGCAGACGCGCGAAGACGTCCGTCGACGTCCGAGCTCTCTCGGCCGCCGCGAGAAACTCCGTCAGCGTCATGTCGGCGCCGGTCCTCGGCTTCAGGCCGTGCTGGCGTTGCAGTTTCCCCTCGTAGTCCCCGCCGAAGTACGGCACGATCATCCACGACCCCGAGTCCCCCCGGTCGGCCGCTATGGCGGTCTGCTTCGGGAAGATCTCGCACTCGGCCACTCCGAGCGCGGCGGCGGCGTCCCTGAGAACCGACTGGACGTCGGCGGCCGGCTCGGGCTCGCTCAGGAAGAGAAACAGATGCAGGCCGCCCGACTTGCTGCGCACCGGCACGAGTGGAAACTTGGCGGTCTCCACTCGCTGGATGAGCTCGACGAGATCCACGTCGTACTCGTCGTAGTCCACGCTGCCGAAGACGCACGAGCTGTCCTCTCGTATGGGGACGATCCCGAGCGGGCGCTCGCCCTCGAGATGCTGCCGCCACATCTCGTCTGTGGTCGGTCCCGCGTGCCACCGCGCCGTGCGCTTAATGTTCCACTTGAGCGCGCCCGGCTCGCGGTCGGGGACGCCGTGCGTGCCGGACTTGCGCTCGTAGCCTCGAAAGAGAGACATCATGCGCTGGATCTGCTGTCGGGTGACGGGCACGAGACGTTCTCAGTGCAGATTCGCTCGCACCCAGGCATCGAACTCCGGCAAGAATCTCAACAGGAACTCGTTCGCGCTCTCTCTGTCGGTGACGCCCCTGATCTGCGCGAAGTTCGTAGCGCAGGGAGCGCCTCCGCCCTGAAAGATGTAGACTCCCTTCGTCGAGAGCCACTCGTACATGTCGGCACGGTCCGCGTCGTAGCAGTTCTTCGGCAGATCGAACCCAACGTTATACCCCATCATCGTGTTCTTGTAGCGCGTCGCCACGACGCGATCGGTTCTGTAGCCGTGCTCCAGTTCGACGACTCGAACTTGAGCATCGCTGCCGCCACACGCAGACAAGAGCAGCGACGCGAGAAGTGCGAGATTCCTCATCGTGGAAGACTTTCCTCTGAAGTTGACTGACAAGGGCCGCGCGCCGGGTCGGCCGGGGAGGGTCAGAGTCCTCGGCGCGCGGCCCCGCTCATCCGAGCTCTCGCTCAGATCTCCTCGCGCTCGCTCTCGCGATCCTCATCGCGAGAGCGACCTCCCGCAGGCTCGTCGCTCAGGTCGGCGGCCTCCTCGTCGGCTCGCTTCGCGCCGCTCGCGAAGCCCTCGTAGAGAGCGCGCCCGCGCTCGTAGTCCTCGACGGTTTCGACGTACCCCTCCTTGGAGACGGAGTACATGTACCAAGAATTATTGTCGCGAGTCACGAGGTTCGTCTTGAGCCTGTAGAGCAGCGCGAACGACGGAAGCTTGTTCCCCTCGCCGTCGGTCTCCTGATTCATCGAGAACATCCACGCCTTGCTCACGGTGTGGCCCGTGCTCGAGAGCGGAATCATGTACTCCAAGCGACGCCCGTCGTCGAGATGCACGATGCCGGCGTGATACCTCGTCTCGACGACGCGATTTCCGTTCGGCATGAGCCACGCCATGCGGGACTTGCCGTCGTCCCCCTCCACCTCCTGCTGCTCGGCCACGTCAGGCCGCGTCTTGTGACGACCCGCGAATCCCTTGCGCTCTGGCTGCCACTCGACCCACTCCTTCTGGAAGTAGCACGGCTGAAACACGAATCCCTCGTCGGAGGACACGATCTGGTCCTCCTCGGGCGCGTTGCGCAGCCACATGTCGCCGGCCTGAGCGCCGTCGATGTACCGCGCGTGCCCCCGCATGGCCGGCGGACTGTTGGCCTGTAGCACGTAGATCAGCGGAACGAGATTGTCCGAGATGTCCGTGCTCACGCCCTTTCCGGCGTCCTCGCGGACGCGATCAGCGATCGCGGCCGGCAGAATCTTCTTCTCGCGAGTCGCGACAGCTGTCGTCGGCTTTCGCGGTTCTTCCTGCTTCGGAGCCTGCGATCTCGGGGGGCTCGCTCCCTGAGATCGCCCAGTCTGCGTCTGCTTCGTCTTCGTCTGCGTCGCCATCTTCACTCTGTCCTTCTGCTCGTTGCTTCATCTTCTCTGCGAACAACCCTAGCCGCGTCGCACGGCCGCCGAGAACTCGGATACCTGTCTCGGTGCTTCTGCGCTCGGGCCACAGTCGCATCACTTCTTCACCTTCTCCTGATCGTACCGCTTTCGCTCCCTTCTTATCATGCACTCGTCCTCGTTGACGGGGGCGCCATTCAGGCCGTGTCCGAGAGGACACGGCGTCGAACTCAGCGTCGCGTTGTCGAGACAGGTCTGACAGCGACCGAGAAACTCGTCTGGATACTTCGTCAACGTGTCACTCCTTAGTTCACCCATCTCTCTCCAACTTCTTCTCGATTCCTTCAATCCTGCGAAGTCGTCGGTATTGCTTGTCACGTAAATCATTGTATCCAGGAACGCCACAGCCCGGACAACAGACGCCACCGTTGCGCCAGAAGTTATCCGACATCTCGAGCATTCTCTCATCATCAGCAGCGTACGACCTGCGCAGATTCTTCAGTTCAATCTTCAACGGACTCAGTCGCCGCTGAGAATCAAAACCGAAGAACTTCTTTATCGACGAAAGCATTACTCCTTCCTCGCCATCAGCACCACGACCTTGCCCACGGTCGCGCCTATCGTCTGCAGATCCGCAGGCGCCAGCGGCCTTCCGCTCTCGAAGCGCTCGCGCACCCACGCTGTGAGAGTAGAGGCGTGAACGCCGGTCTTCTGCACGAACGGGATGCGCATCTTGCGCAGCGCGGTCGCCATCTTCTTCAGGGCGGCGCCCTCCCCGCGACCGAACTGAATCTCGACCTTCGTCTTGCTGAGATCCTCGGCCTTGTTCGCCTTCAAGAACGCCAAGGCGACGTCTCTCGCCTCCTCGTCCTTCGGCAGATTCGCGCTGTAGTACGGCTTGAGTGCCGCGTCGTACGCCGGGAGGTTGCCGTCGGCGCTGATGTCGATGCCCGTCGTGCCGAGCCTCTCGAACAGATCCACGAGCTCTCTCGTTCGGAGATCGGTCAGCAGGGTGGTCTTCTCCTGCATCTCCTCCGCGAGCTGAGCGATCTCGAGCTCCAGGCTCCTCCCGTACGCGATGCGACTCCGCAGATGCGCGATGTCGCCCTCTCTCGGCTTCGGTCGCTCGGCTATCGCCGCCACGGACTTTGGTAGTGTCTTCGCTGCCACGTGCTGTCCTCCCTCGGCTGGTAGGCCGCACATCCTGCGGCAGACCGGGGGCGAAGTAAAGTTCGGCGCGTCTGCCTATAAGTTTATAACGCATCTCGCGCGCGGCTGTGTACGCGCGCGCCCGCGCACGAGAGAAACTAATAATTCAATAGCGTGCGTGCGCGGGGTGTCGGAAGAGGCTGCGGCAGAGGCGTCTGAGATCGCGGAGGAGCCTACAAGACGGGGCGACTGGATATAATAGGAGCGGCGTGCTGACAACACTTTACTTCGCCCCCCAGTTAGGGCATTTGTTTTCTATGGGTCTCTATCTTCAAAATAAACAGATGAGCATTTCTTCGAGAGTGAAGTACGTGATGCAGACTACCGCGATGAGACATCAGTCAGAAGCTCTGATTAGACTCTCTAATAGGCCGTCTGGAACTTCAGACGTGTTTGCTTTTTTGATGGACATGGGAGCCGGAAAATCGAGAGTAATTTTGGAGGAGTTCCAGAACATGGTGTCCTCCGGCTACGCGAACGACCTACTCGTCGTCGCGCCGGCCGGCTCCTACCGCAACTGGTGCGTCGACAAGAGCAACGAGCAGCCCAGCGAGCTGCGCCGACATCTCGATCCTCGACTTCTCAAGATCCTCCGCGTCGCCTGCTGGAGCGGCAAGAAGATCGCTCGCGACGAGGTTCGCAGACTAGTGAAGTCGGCGGACGACCACCCCCGCGCCCTGTTCGTCAACGTCGAGGCGATCAGCACGTCCGAGGAGGTGACGGAGCTCTGCGCCGAGTTCCTCCGCGCCGGTCGGTGCCTGATGGCTGTGGATGAAAGTACAGTTATAAGAGGCGCCCCGAAGATCAAGCGAACCGGCTCCATCCGCACGAAGCGCGTAGTTCTCGACCTCGGTCCTCTCGCGAAGGCGCGTCGCATTCTCACCGGCCTGATCACGCCGAAGAGCCCGCTGGACCTGTACTGGCAGTTCTACTTCCTCGACAAGAGGATTCTCGGACACGACTCGTACGTCACGTTTCGCGCGCGGTACGCCAAGGTCAAGCGGTCGTGCTTCGAGCCGAGCGAGATCATTCGCGGTCAGCTCAGGAGGGCGATGGGTCTCAAGACGCCGGGGGCGAGCGACAGCTTTCTGCGAAACAGGCTGCGCGTCGCGTGCGCCGTGTCGGCGGAGTTCAGGGAGGCGGAGTCGGGATGCCGGGTCGCGCCGCGCAAGATACCCGACAACACGACGCGAAGGGAGATGCTCGACGAACTGAGCATCTTCGCCGACGGCATGTCCCGCGACATGGCCGTCGAGTGCATCCTGCGCATGGGCTCGTGGATCAGGAGCACGATACAGGTGGCGAAGGGGAAGGACGGAGCGCCGCAGTTTCAGCGACTGGAGGAGCTCCAGGCGCTGATCGCGCCCTTCTCCTACCGCGTGCTCAAGTCCGACTGCATGGATCTCCCTCCAAAGGTCTACCAGACGCGCGACGTCGAGCTGACGCCCGAGCAGCGTCGCATGTACGACGAGATCCTGAGACACGCGACGACGGAGCTGGAGGGACAGCACGTCGTGGCGAAGACCGTGATCGCGCAGATGCTGCGGCTGCATCAGGTCGCGCTCGGGCACTGCGCGGACAACGAGAGGCACGTGTTCGACGTGCCGTCGAACCGCATCGATGCGCTGATCGAGGTCCTGGAGGACCACGACGGGCCGGCGATCATCTGGAGCCACTATCGCTTCGAGCTGGACAAGATCGTGTGGAGACTGCGGAAGCACTTCGGCCCCCGGTCCGTCGCGCAGTTTCACGGCGGCAACCGGGGGGAGCGCGACGAGGAGGAGAGAAGATTTCTGGGGGGAGACGCGGAGTGCGACTACATGGTGTCCACGCAATCCGCCGGGGGAAAGGGGAACACGTGGGTCGCGCAGGCGCGCGAGGTGGGAAGGCGGCCGATCGGCCTCATGGTCTACTGCTCCAACTCGTTCGACCTGGAGCATCGGCTTCAGAGCGAGGACCGCGCGCATCGGCGCGGGCAGACGGGAGGCCTGACGCTGGTGGACCTGATCGCGAGAGGAACGGTGGAGGAGAGAATCGTGAGGGCGCTGAGGCAGAAGATAGATCTGGCGTCGGCAGTCACTGGAGAAGGATGGAGAGAATGGCTCGTTTAGCGATACTTTGTACGGATGGTCCGATCGCTGATCGACAGCGTCGGTGGATCTTGAAATTCGACGACTGGGATAAGGATGACATGCACTTTGACAGGGAGAACGACGCGATGCGCGCTTGGGATTGCGCCAAGGACAACTGGACCTGCACGCTGTTCGTGACTGCTGAATTTGTGCAGCCACAACACTGGACGACAGAGTTACAGGAAGCTACGAACGGGAACTGATGAGATGAGCTCTTTGTCGGTGAAGATAGACTACACGAACTGGCGAGGCGAGCGCCGCGTCAGGCGCGTTCAGCCGGATCGCATCGTCTTCGAGTCCAGCGAGTGGCATCCGGAGCCGCAGTGGGTCCTCAGGGCAATAGATCTCGAGGACGAGGACCACGCGGAGAAGGCGTTCGCGATGAGCGGCGTCCACTCGTGGGAAAATGAAAGAGGCCCCGGCACGACGAGTGCCGAGGCCTAGTCAGGGAGGAACCTTCCTCTCGCGAGGAAGCTCTCTACGCGGCGGAAGTCGGCGGTGGAGTTCTCGCCGCCGCCTCCAGCGCCTGAAGCCGACTCTGCAGATCCGTCAGTCCCTCCTTGAAGATCTGCATGTCGTTCGCGAGCTCGAAACCGCTCCGCGTCTCGTTGACCGCCGCCGACATCACGTTCCTCCCTTGACCACGCCGAGCAGGCGCCTGTCCAGCTCGTTGACGTGCTCCTGCAGCCGGTCTATGGACTTGCCGATATTCGACGACCCGTGCAGCTCGTTCTCCAGCGTCAGCAGGCGGTTGGCCTGCCCCTCCATGCGCGACGTGTTGTTCATCTCGAACTTCGACATCTCGTCCTTGGACACGTTGCTGGCGCGAAGGCGAAGCAGCTCGGCCTCGGTTCTCGCCATGAAGGCGTCTATGGTGTGGTGGAACTCGTCGTGCTCGCGTATCGAGAGCTTCTCGTGGTTCAGCTTCTCCTGTCCGTTCTGCAGCGGCGCGATGCCGCCGATCCACATGGCCGTGAACGGTATGCTGGCGACGAGCACGGTCTGAAGGACCGAGCCGTACTTCGCAGTCCATCCGTCGCCGTTTCCGTTACCGTTTCTGTACGGCGCTGACGCCATCGGGTACTCCTCTTGTTCCACCGAGCAGGCTGCCCAGCTCCGCCTCGACTCCGGTCGCCACCTCCGGCGCGAAGTCCATCCACAGGTGCGGCGCTCCGGCCACGTCGTGCACCACGTCGAAGCCCAGATCGCCGCCCGCGCCCGACAGCACGCCGGGCCCGCGCCACAGGACGGAGCGGGTAGTCTTGGCGTGGTCGATCGGGTAGTTCTGCCCGAGCCTGCTGCCGGCGACGCACAGCACGAGGTCGAACTTGCGGCCGACGTGTCCGCTGAAGCTGGACTGAGCGTAGGTCAGCGCCGACACGCCGAGCGAGTACCCCAAGCCGGCGATCAGGTAGCCGGTGGTGCGGTGCGCGTCCACGGCGGCGGCGATCTTGTCGGTGTCGCCGTAGGCGAACACGTCGGCCTGGATGCCGAGCTGCTCGGTGGTCTTGGCCATGCGAGCTACGCCGTAGCTGGTGAGCCAGCCGCCCTGACCCATGATGGCTGCGAGGTAGACTTTCGGCATCTTCAGTGTCCTCCGCGGACGAAATATATGGTGGCGAACAGGCCGCCCGCCGCCACAAGAAACGACAGCACCGAACTCACGCCGACCGCCACGGCCAGGACCCGCATGCGCCCGGCGGACTCGCCCTCGCTGATCTTGCCAGTCTCGCGCAGCTCGGCGATACGCTTCAGCGCCTCGGCGGTCGACGGATCGGTGACGCTGGTCTTGCCGGCCTGCTCGTAGCGGAAGCGCTCCTGCTCGCGCAGGCGCTCCGAGAGGGCGTTGATGCTGGCGTTGAGCTGATCGCCGAAGGACTTGGTGAGCGCGCCGATCTGGGCCGAGAGGCTGTCGGTGACCTTGGTGAGCTGAGTCGATATGAGTTCCGACGTCGTCTTGACAGCGTCCGCGTTGATGCTGAAGAGCAGCGCGTCGTTCGCAGCCTTCATGGCGGCAAGAGCGTCGCGTTTCGCAGACTCGGCTGCTCTCATGTCGTCCTGATATCGAGCCTCGGCCGCGCGGATCTCCCGGTCGTGAGTAGCAAGCAGATCTCGTATCTCCTTGTGGTGCTCCTTCTCGGCGAGGACGAGGCTCTTGACGTTCTCTGTGGGATCGACGACCGGCCCCCCGGTCGCGTCGACTCCTAGTCCGGTTGACATGACCGGGGGGCGCTTGGCCATACACTCATGGGGGTGTCGGTGTGACGGGGGCAGGCGTCGGCGGCGGCGTAACCGCCGGCAGCGTCGGGTCCGCCACGGTCGGCGTGGAGCGGATCACCGGAATCTTGCTGCACACGCTCGCGAGGCTGGGGATCGGTATCGAGAACCCTCCGGCGCCCGCCGCAGCGGTCGCGAGGTTGGCGGCGTCCGAGAATAGCTGCGTACAAGCCGAACTGGCGCACAGGTCGTTGGCCGACATCACCAGCAGGCGGATCGCCTGGAGGTCGAGCGGAAGCTGGAGCGTGATAGGGACGGGATGCGCCTTGAACACCGCCGAGGTCTTGCGCATCTGCATCCAGCACTGCTGGCCCACGCCGTCCGGCAGGTCTGGAATCGCCACGGCGAGCTGTTCGGCCTCCGTCACGCCCTGATCCACGAAAGTGGCGAGACTAATGAAGACCTGCGTGATGGCCTTGCTGGCGTCGGACGTGACGGTCTGGCCGGTGACGGGGGACTTGCACCCGGGCAGCAGGTTGAGAGGGTCGCAGATGAGAGGCGTCAGGCCCACCGCGCTCTCGCGCGGCTCGGCCTCCGGGGGGCGAGGCCGGGGGGTGCGGTCCTGCTGCGCCGACGCGAGCGACGCGGACAGCAGAAGGGCGGACAGCGCGACGATTACTCTCATGATACCACCTTTGGGCTTGCGGTCGCGTCCGCCATTGCTGGAGAGGCGACAATCTTGGTGACCCCCGGCACGGTCGCCGCCGCGTCCAGGATGACGGCGGGAGCGGCCTTCGCTACCGCAGCCGCGACCACCTCGGGGTGCGCGTCGCGAACGTCCTTCACCTTGGAGGACATGAGCCCCTTGACGGTGGCCCACGCGCCCATGGCGACGGGGGCGAGCACGCCGACGCCGATCGAAAGCTCGTTCAGACCCTTGAAGATGTGATCGAAGCCCTCTGTGATCTGGTCGGAGGATACGCCGTAGAGCGAGTGGACGCCGATGCCTGCGCCGAACGCCGCTGCGGCGGTGACGACGTGCCGTCCGCCGGACAGATAGGGGGAGATGTCGAAGGACAAGTCAAGCTCCTTGTGGATTGAGCGGAACGCCCGCCATGTTGGGGATATCGACGCGACCACTGAGCACCAACAGCAGGTCGCGCGGCGACACGTGACTGTCGATGGCGGCGAGACGCGGCAGATAACCGCAGCGCTCCAGCGCCGCCGCCTGTAGCTCAGAGCAGAACCAGGAATCGGCACGGTGCCAGTCGCGATCGAATGCAGCGCCGGCCAGGGCCATGAGATCATACGGTTTGCCGAGTTGCGCGCGCAGGAAATCATAGAAGCTCTCACGGCATTGCTGCGCGGCGATGTCCTGCGGAGTCCCGACCGACAACGCGCCGAAGCAGTTCTCCTCGCGTAGGTCCACGATCAGTGCGCGTGTCGCTTTCCCCTCGTCGTATCCCGCAGGCCGCGCCTGCACGCCGCCGTCGAGATGCGCGCCGAGCAGTGTCCCGTCCGGCATTACGGCTTCGACGTGGGTGCACCAGCCGTCGCGCTCGCCGACGCGGATGGCGTTGGATATCCAGTCGTCGCCGGTGACGAAGCGTAGGCGGATCATAGGCTCGCCAGATATGCCTGGAGCTTCGGCATGTCGAAGCCGCGAGGCGACGTGCCAGATCGCAGCATCTCCTCGCTGATGTAGGCGTAGCTCTCGTCGTTATACTTCTCGACGAACGGGCGCGTGATCGCTGTCTCGCCGCCCCACGTGCTGGCGACCGCGTTGCCGTGCGAGTTGCGGCCGAACATCGCAACGTAATGACCGCCGACGATGGGCGAGCCCGGCACCATGTCCCACGGCTTCCCCTCTGCGAACTGATCGTTGATGGAGGCTGGAACTTCGAAACCAAAGCCGATGGCCTCGAATATGTAGGCCGCGACCATGTGCTGATCCCAGTCCCCCTTGTGCAGCAGAAGGGCCGCAGCGACGCGGTGGCGCTTGCCAGTCGCGTCCACGACGCCTACGGTCTGCCGGTACTTGGCAGCGTCTCCCATGTTGGTGCCCTGGTCGCTCGACGGATCGTTGAGGTTGAAACCCGTTACGGCGCTGTAGTCGGCCAGAATATTGTCGTCCGTGAAAGTGACGGGGGTGCCCGTGCCTTCGCGTGACCACAAGCGTGTCTCGTGCGCGGCCCCGGCGAACACGCAGCAGCCCCACTTGTCGTTGGCGTACATATTTTGCACATCCACCGATCGCTCGCGCCCAAACATCGCCGGTACCTCGGGCAGTACTGCGGCATGATCCAGGAAATCCGAGAGCTTGAGCGAGTGTACGAGGTGTGCGGGACTCGCCGGTTTCTTTCCAAACTTGAGGTTCATGTCGTGTTATCCTCTCTGGTTCATCACATCAAGGGCGACGGTGAAGGGCGCGTCGCGATAATCCGGCAGGGACCGCCGCCAGCCGTAGCCGCCGTGGGGATTGGTCATTGTATCTCCTCGCCGAAGCTGACACTCGACATGGACAATTGTAACGCCAGCGTATGCTTTGTCGTCATTGAGCAACATCTCCATAAGACGAGCATGATCGCGGCATTGAAACTCTGGACCTACATCTGGCACCTCACCTATTACGGCACCGTTGATCGAGAATACTAGGCTGAGAACTACGATCATTTTTCCCTATCTCCTTATGCGGCTTGCGCCAGCCACGCGGGCGAGTTGTCGTTGGATGCGGGCAGGCTTTTCATAAACTTGATCCGTTTCTCATATTGGTATTTGTGCCGACAGTCATTCCCGAAACAGAAAATCCAGCCGCCGATATTGACCCGCCATACCAAAATGATCCCAACGTGCCAAATATGTCAGCGTAGTTATCATGGATCGTACTGCTACTGAAAGTGCCATTCATGTGACCAAGCATATAGGACATCGTGCCAGCCCCAGGGGCCACCATGGTGTTTCGTCCAATTTCCATCGTCCAAGTTGTTGCGGCTGATGTCATAAGGTAGCCCTGCGACGCGGTTCCTACAGTCGTCATATAAGACGTATTATAAATAATCGTATAAGTCGGTGATCCGCTGGTTCCTTCCTGTTCCCAGTCGGGATGCGTGCCAACCGCCTGCCCGTCGTTCTCGTACAAGTTAAATTCGCGTAGGTGAACGCCAGATGCGCAACTGTCCGCTGTATCCACGTCGTCAGCACCGGCGTTGAGCATCCACACGTATTTCAAGGTCGTATTGCAGCCAATGGAATAGACGAAAGGATTCCCGTCCGTACCGCTTCCCGTATATTTTGAATAGGTTACAACAATATTTCCAGCGTTTGAAGCACTTTGAATCGGCTGAATTTTGTTGCCGCCCCCGCAAAAATTTGAATTGGTGACAGTCAGCGTCGTACCTGTTGCTCCTGTATAATACAGGCCGACCTCTCCACTCGCAGTGTTACAAAAATCATAGCCCGTAATAGTTGCCTGAGATGAGCATCCCACCAATTTTTCCGCACCGTTGTAGCCACATCCGCTCGGCAACGTCGCTGTAGTTGGGTCCTTGAAACTCACACCGTCAGGTATTCCAACGGGGTAGTCTACACCCGCTATTTTCCACGGAGGACGTACCGCATAGCTATTTAATATGGTTGGCAGTTGCGCCCCCGCCGCGACCGTAGGCGCGTTAGTCGAGCCATCTGCGTAGACATTTACGATGACGGATGCCGATCCGCTACCGCTACTGTTTGTTGCTTGGACGGTAAGATTTTGCGTCACGACAGCCGACGTGTCATTGGCGGCTAGATTGCTAACTCCCGTCGCCGTGGTCTTGATCTGAAGATTTCCCCCGCTGACTGTGCATGAGAAATTACCGGACGAGTCACCCGCCGTAATGGTACATGAAGTAGGCGAGTTGGTAGCGCCGACGTTGCCAACAAGCGCATTAAGCACAGCAGGTGAGGAACCGCTAAGGGTTGTAGATTGAACAACCGGCGTATTGCCCCCACTATTTGATGGATTCCCGCCATAGATAGCCGCAAGCGCAGGTGCTGAAATCAACCAAAATATTATTACACTATGTTTAAAATCCACCATAGGCCGCTCTCATATTAGTGTTGAGCGATGTTCGCGTTGTACCTCCTACCGTACCAGCTACAAACCCCGCTTCACACATCAAGCCTTGCAATGTCGCAGTAAGTTGAGTGCTGTAATCTGCACCCAACACAATAGGATTGGCGCCCGTAGCTTGGGACCCAGCGTTCGATGGACCGACTTCGGTACCGTTGACGCGATTGATGGAGGATGCACCGGAAAGTAACGCCTGTAGTGCATACCAAGTTGACAATGAAAGAGCCCCAGAGTTTACGCTGGTCCCGGCATATATATTGAATGGATTAGCGGTTTGAAACTGCGTCGTCGCACCACCATACGATGAATTATTTATCGATACGATCCCTCTATCGCTGTCGCCCGCAGTCTTGTTGGCAATAGCACTGAAAAAATATGGCTGACTGACATTTTCATTGGACCCGCTTATAAGCGCGGTCGTTCCAGTGAATGTCATGCAATAGGACGTTCCCAAGGCGTTTGCAGTAACCGCCGGGCGATTAGCGTCGGTGGATTGCGTTACGTCATTGGTTCCTGCCTTATCGTAACAAGTCACTACTTTGCCTGTTGTCGAGGTCAAAAAAGTCGTCAACGTCGCTGCGTCAAGATTGCCGTTTGCTAGCGTATTAATATCCTGCTGTGTGCTATCGCTAGCTCGCACCACGCGAATCGCTTTGGTGCCTGCTGTCGCCGCGTTATAAGCTCTGAAACCGCACCAAAAAGTGTACGATTGTATGTCTCCGGGACCTGTATAGGATGCCGACGCAGAATCAAGAGCTGCGCGATTCTCAAACATTCCGGGCGGAAAACTACTGAATGGCTGCGCTTGAACCTGCCAAGAACAGCACAATGACAGCAATATGCCGATAAAGTGCCGCATCACGAAAACTTTCCGTAACAGACAACAGTCTCGTTTGCGCCAGTCGTAACTTTCCATGCCCCTGCGGTACTAACGGCTCCTACCGGAATCGCTATAGGGGCAAGATTAGAAAGCGTTCCTGTCGTAAATTCGATCACATTGGTTGATGCCGCATTGGCATTGTCAAATACCGTGACTGATCCGGCAGCAGTCGTTGACGGGTAAATGACGCAGTGAGAGAGATAATCCCCGGCAGCTCCGGTTGAAGTTTGAAGCACAGCGGCGGTCTGCGATGCAGCAACGTGCTGATACGTGCTACCGCCATTAACGACGCCGACACCACCTTTAACCAGCGCCGCTCCCGCATTAGTAGCCTGATCGGTCGATACCGTGAAGCGCTGTGCCCCTGCGCCCGTGGCGCCCGTTCCAGTAAGGACAGTAACACCATTGATCTGTACCGTATTGGTGTTGGCCGTCGCCTGTGCGGCAAGAATAAGCGCAGCAAGGTTTTCTGCCCCCGCCTCGGCCGCAATAGTGGCGCTCTGCCCCCCTGTGGCTGACGTAATGATAGCACGTGCCTGTTGCCAACCACCAACCGGTACGAGCCATTTACCGTTGGTGTTGACAGTAGAACCTGCGGCGATGACAGTTCCCGTCCCGCCTTCCCATGCTGGGATATCGTACCACGTTGATTGGTTGTCGAGCCCTTGGAACTTGATAGTCGGCGCGTTGGCGATCGACGTGACAGTGAAGATTGCCGACGCAGCACCCTGCGTGACCACCGCAACGTTGGCGTTCTGCGCCGTGATGGTCGCAGCGGCGGTTTTGCTATCGAGCGACGGCGCCTGTGGGGTGTTCTGTACGCTGCCACCCGTCATCTGCATCGGCGTGCCGAGCGTCGTGTTGATCGTGGTGAGCGCCGTGTTGCCGGTCGTCTGTAGCGCGGACGTGGCGGCGCCGGTCGGAAGCGGCAGCGAAGCTGCGCTAATCGGCTGCGTGGTCGCGCTCGCATCAGTCAGAACAGCGCCTCCCGCCGATACAGTTGCGCAGCGATTCGCCGTCGTGGCGTCGCAGATGCCCGTCTCGCTGATGACGTTGCCGCCCGCGAAACTGATCAGATTCGCGGTTTTGCCGCTGCCGGCCGTGACACCGATCGTGTCGTTAAGCGCGAGCGCGGGATGCGAGGCGAAGAGCCAAACAGCCGCGTAGACAGCTAAATTGCGTGCTCTACTCATTTGGCTTCGTCTCCTTCGAGATCGCGGCCTTCGCTTCTAGTTCGCGCACGCGAGCGGCGAGCGCCGCGTTGTTGAGTTTCAGTGCCTCGATCTGCGCAAGGGCGGCGTCGCGCTCGTTGGACACCTGGGAGCGGCTGACGCTGCACCAGTACATCGGGTCCGTAGGTTGCTGCGCCACGGCGACATTATCCGTGCCAATGACAACCGCGACTATCCCCACAACAATAAACAAGATGGTTGTGCCATAGATAGCTTTCATCTCATCCATCAGAACAACACTCCCAAAATGAAACCAACGACAACCCCGAAGGCAAAGCAAACGATAACAGTGTATCCGAGTTCGCTCCGAGTGATGGTGCTGCGCGGACTTTTGTGACCGAGAATATCGTCCATCAGAACAGCACTCCAAAGGCGACCAACTGCGCGCAGCCGGTCGAGAGGTCGAGGGCACCGACGCCGCATGACGCGGGAGGCGGCCCCGGCGACGCCCCGCTCAGCCCGCCCTGCGGCACGCCCGGCCCGAGGCCACCGGGAACGCCGGCCTGTCCCCACGCGACGAAACTCATCCCCAACCAAGTCAACATAGCGGCGACAACAAGTAAAACGGCCCCGGAACCATTGCTCCAAATTCCGTGCCGCTCTCGAAACCCGAAAACCAATAGCCACACCCCAAATACGCTGACGCCGCTAGCTGCGGCGAGGGCGATGATGGCGAGGAGCGTGAGGGAGAGGCGCATCAGTGGTGCCTCCGCTTGAGAGACGAAATCTCTCGCTGCTGCGACTGCACGGCAGCCACAAGGTCGGCGATCATGTCGAGGTAGCGCACCTTGAGAGGCTTGCCGTCCTCATCGAAGGCCGCGAGCGTCGGATCGACTGCCGCCACGTTCTCGGCGATCAGGCCGTGGTGGACGCCGGGGTTCGACGCCTGATCCCTGTACTCGAAGCTCGACGGCTTGAGCGCCATGATCTTCGGCATCACGTTCTTGAGCGGAGCGATGTTCTTTTTGAACCGGCGCGACGACACGAGACAGGTGTTCGTACCGTCGTAGGTCAGCGCGCCGCCGCCCGTGTTCCAACACACCGAGCCGGTCTTGGCGGTGGTCGCATTAGCGAGGCTCGGCAGAAATGGATTTCCAGAACTATCAATATGGATGGCATTCGTGCCGCCGCCAGACAGCCACATGCTCGTGATGGCGTTGAGTGTGACGCTGTTGGCTCCGTTTCCACCCGAGTTGCCGGAGCCCTCCACGATCAAGCTGAACTCGTTTGCGGTCACGTTTCCCACGTCAAGTTCTGTCTGCGCGGAGCCGCCGCCCGACGTGTTCTGCAACTGAGCCTGAAGATTTCCGTTCGCCGATATGTGACCAAGATACATAAACTGCCCCGCCCACTGCGCAATCTGATTACCGTTATTGCAAAGGGCGAGCGTGTTGATGCTCGGCTGATAAAACCAGTTATTGCCGCCCACGCATCCCGCTCCGATCGTCGGCGAGTATGCCGGCTCGTAGGCGGCGGGCGCCAGTCCGTTGGCTGCCAATGTCGTGTTGGTTCCAATCGTTCCGGTCTGCACGATCGAATTGGCCGAAGTCAGCGCCCAAGTATTCGACCACTTCGACCCAACAACGACCACGCTCTGGCCGGTCGCTATAACAATGCCCTGAGCCGTGTAGACCGTATTGTTAGACCATCCGAACGAGTTTCCGGTGGCCGTGGTGTTCGCCCCATTCATGGCGAGCAGAGCCGTGGCCGCGCCATCAAACTCGTGGGCGTGGATCAGGGCGCCGCCGCTCACATCGTTGATGCCGTCTGTAGCGTAGTAGTCTGGATTAGGAAAACCGTAGGTGTGATTGCTTAAAAAATGGTTGTTGCCGCCATTGTTGTAGATGTTGGCGCTCGACGCGTTGTAGAACGTCGAATTGCTTATGAAATTATCGCCCGTGTTGTTCAGTTGCAAATTGTAGGTCGATCGTGCGCTCGCCGGAAAATACTGGTAGTCGGTATGGCAGTCGATCTTGTCGAGGTGATACCCGCCGCCGACACCGGTCCCATCGCCGAACAGGCACTCAACGGTCGTCGCGTTAAGCGCGGCAACGTTCTCCACGAACAGCGACTGCCCGCCGTGGATGTTGAGTACGTTGGTCGCCAGCTTGAAACCATTGAGCGTCAGATCGCGGATGCCGCCGCCCGTCGAGTAGTTAGCCTGCGGCCTCTCGATCATGTTCGTCATCGACGCAAGGGCAAAAATCTGAGTGCTGTTGATCCCCGCACCTTGAAGGATCGAAGGGGAAACAAGGATGCCGTTCCCCGCCAATGTGATCTGCGAGGCAATACCGCAGCCCTGAGGTGGAAAATTGATCTGCTTCGCACCGATCAAGAACGCTGCCGTCACGGCGCTGTTGATGGCCGCCGTATCGTCATTTCCATAGTACCAGAATTGTTGGATGGTTCCGGCCGTGGTGAACGTGGCACCCGTGCCGCTTCCCGACGTTGCACCCTGAGCGGTCGGATTCGTCGGCAGGACCGTGTACGTACCAGGCGTCGTCACATTCGGCGTCAGCACACCCATGCGGATGCTTAACGTGGCGCCCGTGAGGTTAGCGCCCGTGACCGGCTCGGCCGTAAGCGTGGTCGGATTGACCGTATACGCCCCTGGCACTGTGATCGAGTTGATCGCGGTGATGCCGCTGCCGTTAGTTGCTGTCACATTGGCCTGAAACTTGATCCCGGTCCCGGTCGTGCCTGTCACAGTGATGGCGCCGGTCGTGCCCGTGTAGGTGCCGGCCGCCGCGATGGTCCACGCTGCGACGTTGGCCGCCTGCGTATTTCTGACCGTCAGGACGCCGTTGGCGCTCTCAGTCCCGCCCGTGAGCGTGATCGTATCGCCCGGCGCGTAGCTCCCGGCGCCGGCCTGCGGCGTGACGACGATAGCGCCGCCTATCTGCATCGCCGGAACAGTGGTTGAAGCGTTGGCGGTCAGCGTAACCGTTGTGCTGTTCGTGAATCCCGCGATGGTCGTCGCCAGCGGCGCACCCGACGCGCCAGCACCATTGATGACGATGCTCTTCCCGACATCGGCCGCCGTGAACGTGACGACCGACGACGTAAAGATATTCATGCCCGACGTGATCGCGCCGTCGTACGCGGTGAATACGACGTTGCACTTCGCCCCCGCGTCCAGGACGCTGTAGGTGCGCCCCAGAACAGTATTGAGTGCTGATGCTACCGTGCCAGGAACCGGAGTGACCGATTGGGTCGCCGGATTTATGCCCGCTCCCCCGATCGGAATCCCTGCCTGCCCCCACGCCCCGCCGCAGGCCGCCAGCAGGGCGAGCGCCGCAGCGCCGACGCATCGCGCGATCGTGGTCGTTCTCATCGCCGGTGGTTCCTCGTCGAGCCGTCGCAGCGCCACAGCGGCCAGCAGACGTGCTTCGGCGGCCCGTTGGTGTTGTGCATCATCACGTCGTACCCGTTGCGCCACCGCGCGACGTCGCGGCGGCAGTATCGTTCCGAATGTCCGGGGCGGCCGATCCCATTAGGTCCGTTGACGCAGGCAGCGTAGCGCATCCACGTTGGATAATCGCGAATGGGCTCACGGGTCGCAGCATCAGCCGGCGCGGCGGCGAGCAGCATCGCGGCCACCGAGCCGAGCGCAACGACCCTGCCGGTCACGGCGTGGAGTCTGATAGCGAGGCCGCAGGCGAGGCACGCGCGCGGAAGCGCGGCGGGAGGCGGGTTGAAGTAGTGGGCGCAGCGGGGACAGAAGCGCGTCACGCGACCGCCTCCGGCGCCGGCAGCGGCGCCCCCGGCCACCCCGCCGCGAACGCCGCGCGGTCGCCCCGGTACACGTTCAGATCCGCCTTGTTCTCGACACCCGGCATCTTGTGCGGAGCCGGTCCGGCGCCGTCCGCCGCGTACTGCAGATAGGTCCAGTGCTTCCACGGCGGCGGCACGCTTATGTGCCGGTCCAGCTCGTCCAGCGTGCTGGCCTGCACGTTCTTGTACTGACACAGCCACAGGGGCGTGACAGCCGCCATATCGATCCACTTCTTGTCCTGCGACCCGACGTGCTCGCGAATGCGGTTGCCGCCGTACAGGGTGGCCGCGCGCCCCATCCGCTGGTTGACGCGGTCGAGCCACTCGTGCGCCTGGTCGCCAGACATGGCGTGTCGCGCGAGATCCTCGAAGTCCAGCTCGGCCTGCGTCGTCGGGCCGGGACTGAGAAGCCCGAGATAGCGCGTCACGTTCGCGGCCACGTCGTCGTCGGTCGAGAAGTCGTAGCCACCGACCAGGATGCCGCGCTTCTCGGCCTCGACGCGACGCGACGCGAAGGTGTGGTCGGTCATTCCGAGACCCTGCGCGACCTTGAGCGAGCAGCCCCAGGCCCAGGTCGCCACGGCGTCCCAGTCCACGTCGTTGTCGTGATTGCAGTCGAACATCACCGGCGTCAGCATGACTACTTCTCCCTCTTGTCCGCGATCTGTTTCTCGAGTTCTGAAATCCTCGCGCGAAGCGCGACGATTTCGTCGCTGAGCGCGCTCGCCTGCGCCAGCGCGTGCGCGTGCATGGTCCACGCCATCTCGCGCTGTCTCTGGAGCGCGTCGATCAGGCGCGCGGGATCGGTCGTCCCCTGCTGAGCGAGGCAGGGAGAAGACAGCATAAGAAATGCGACCAGAGCTCTCATTCTCAGAATCCCTTGAGGCTGGCGACGATCGTGGCGGTCTGGACGAGTCCGCCCGACCACATCGGCGTGTAGGCCACGCTCGCGGTCGACGCGACGATCACGTAGTCCGCGGCGAGCGTCGTGCCGGACGGCACGTTGACATCGAACAGGCTCGAGAACCCCGCCGCGCCCCCGTAGCTGAAGCCCGCGCGAACCGACGCGCCGAGCACGATCTCGTTCGCCTGCGACAGAGTTCCCGTGGACAGAGACGGATTGGCCGTGCTCGCGACCTTGTTGGTGACGTCCACCGGCGCCGAGCGCAGCAGACCGGAGATCGCCACGGCGCCCGCCGCGTTCGCGTCGCTCGCGACCGTCAGACCGTGCGTGATCGTTATGGACGTGCCGACCGGAAGTGGCGCCGAGTTCGCGACGCCCCACATCTCCACGTTCGAGAGCGAGCCTCCGTTCTCCTTGACGACGAGCACGTACGAGTTGGCGGACCCGTCGCCGATCCCGGACACCTGCGTGAGCGAGTTGCTGGAGTCGGCGAAAAACACCACGACCACGTCGCCCGCGTTGATCGCGGCGGTCGTCGTGATCACCGTGGTCGTGTTGCCGGAGCCCGACTGCGAGGCGGAGCCGAGGGAGCGGGGGGTACCGATGACAGGCTTGCTCGCGGGCGAGATGATCCCTGACATCAGTGGTCCGGGTCCGACCTGCGCGAGCGCGGGACACGCGAGCAGCAAAAACGAGAGAAGTGCGAGAGCGCGCGTCACTGGCCCGACGCCACGCGATAGAAGTTGTTGCCGGCGATCCCCCAAACGAAAATCGAGAAGGCGTGTCCGACCACAGTGTCCAACGCGTCCCCCGTGTTCGAGCTGTTGTAGTACTGACCACCACTGTGATTGAACGTGATGGTCCCCGCGCCCGAGATGTTCGTGATGAGAATCACGCAGCTGCCAGAGTTTACCGGCGCGTCGAACGTGAACGCACCTCCGTTCGATATGTACTGAAGAGGACGAGCTCCACAGTCCGGCGTGAATGTTCCATTCGAACCTGTCCCGTACGTTCCGCTACTGAGTGCCGTAACATTGGCCCCACCCGACACGGTCTGATCCGCGAGATCCAGCGCAGCTAGATGAGTAGATCCAGCCGGAAATGTCGCGCTCGTGGCACCTCCGTCTGTTCCTACGGTGAGACCAATAGTAGACCCACCGAACGTCACGTCCAACGAATACGAGAGAGTCTTCGTCCCGTTGTTGACGCCCGTCCCCCCGTTCGCCGCGGAAACCGGCGTCAGCAGCGCGAGATTGCCCCCCGTGCTCAGCAGTCCCGCGCCCACGCCGAGAAACGCGAGCGCGCCGAACGCCGTCCCGCTCGACTTCGTGCACGTAACGTTCGGCACCGCGAACGTGCAGTCCCCACTCATCGTGAAGCCCGCGATGGACCCGGCCGAGTTGTACTGAATCTGCCCACTCGTGCCGCCCGCGCCGGCCGACACCGACGTAGCGAACGGCCCCACCGTGCTGCCGTTGATGTAGCCGTACAGCCCGGCGGATGTCGTCCAGAAGTCGCCGTTCGCCGGCGTCGAGGGCGGAGAGCCGGGGGGCAGATTGATGCTGGCGATGGACGCGGTAGGCGTAACGGTCGTCAGCTTTCCGAGCATGACGTCGCCGTTTCGGTTGACGGGCGCGTAGCCGAGCGCGTCCTGCTTGGCGCTGAAGAAGCTGTTCCACTGCGCGGCGGTCGGAACCTGACCGGCGATCAGGTTCGGCGTCGACTGGGCGAGTGAGTTCCCGAGCGAGGCGAGAAGCGCGACGACGGAGGCGGTCGACCTGAGCAGAGATGATCTCACAGCCGCACCATGAAGTTGACGAAGGTGGTCGGCTGCATCTGGTTGAACGGCGTCGTGCTGCCGGTCGTGCCGAGGAAGCCGGAGGCTACGTTGGTGCTGCCGTACGCCGTGGCGCCCGTGCCGAAGTTCAGCAGGGCGATCGAGCCGGATCCGCCTCCGGTCGGCGAGCCGGACGGACCCGTGATCGTGTGCGAGTGCGAGTCCGAGTGCGAGTGCGCCACGAGCTCTCCCAGGCTCATGGTGTGCGTGTTCTCGCCCGTGGTCTGCCCCAGCGCGTACGCCGTCAGCCCGGCGCCCGCGCCCGCGCTCGCCAGCGCGCGGCCGAGAGCGAGAGGCAGAGTCATCGCCTTGTTGGCCGCGAAGTCCGTAGCCGCGCTCGCGCCGCGCCCGCCGACCACGGGCGCGTACGAGTTGGACACGTTGTTCCAGATCAGCACGTAGAGCGCCTGCGTGTCGGCGTTCGCCCGCGTCGTGGCGCCCGAGCCGGCGCTGCCGATGCTGCCGTCGTTCAGCATCACCCAGCCGGGATCGGCCGTCGTCTTCAGCGTGGCCTTGACGTCGCCCGTCGTGAAGCCGATGAGCGAGACCTGCTGCCAGTTCGCTCCGCCCGCGTCCGGGTTCGTCGAGTTGTTGTCCACGAGCGAGAGCCAGACGTAGCCGAACGTCGCGGACGCGATCGTCGCGCCCTGCGGATAGCCGCCGACGGAGGCCGAGAACGCAGAGTCGTACTTGACGGGTCCGCCGGCCTGCTGCCACTGATTCCAGAGCGTGATCTGGTTCAGGATGCCGTTGAAGTCCTGCCCGAACGGAGGCGTGCCTCCGGCGCCGACCGGCAGAAACGTGACCGGGGGGAAGCCGTCCGTGAGGGACGCGGCGCCCGCCTGCACGCCGATCTGCGACGACTGCGGAATGGGGCGGATGTACGCGCCGCCCGCGCTGGCGCCCCACGGAATCGGGAACTTCGCCGGTATCTGCGCGTCGGTCAGCGCCGACGCGGCGGAGCAGAGGCCGAGCAGCAGAAGCAGCGCTAGTCTCAATCTTGTCATCTGGCCTCCAGTCACGGCGTCACCACGGTCGCCGACACTCCCGTCGGTCTCGGCAGAACGCCCGAGTTGTTCACGATGGCCTGCTCGGCCGGCGAGAGCGGGAAGGTGAAGGTGTACGTCATCGTCATGTCCTCGCCGTCCGTCACGTAGGTGTTGCCTCGGTTCGGGAACAGCGCGAGCAGTATCGCGTTGATCGACCGAATCGAGCCGTCGGTTATGTTGGCGAGCGCCTTCGCGTATATCAGCGTGCGAAAGCTCGCGTCGTCCAGGTGGTAGTTGCTCGTGACCGGCTGTCCCGAAAAGAACGGCTGCTGCCCGAAGCCGAAGCCGGTCGGCGCGGCCTCCTCGAAGCCGAGGTAGGACTGCGAGCCCGTGACCTGCAGGACGCGCGACACGCCCACGATGCGCCCCCAGACATCGAGCCCGGGACCGACCGCCGTGGTCACGTTCCACAGGTTGTCGAAGAACAGATCCATGTTCGCGGTCTGGTCGACGCACTGGAAGAAACTCTCGATGATTCCCGCGATCGCCGCGCTGTTCGCGTACTGCGATATGATCGTGCTCCACCAGTCGAACGGCGGAATCGAGCCGATCGGGCTGAGGCCGACGACGAACGACCCGATCGCGTTGGAGCCCGCGACGGGGCGAGGAAGCGTGGGACCCGACATCACACGAGAGTCAGAGACACGTTCTGCGGCGAGAAGATCGGCACCTGGTTCGCCCCCACGGACACGAGGTTCGACGCCGCGATCGCGGCGGTGATCGTCTGCGACGGCACGGTCTGCGGATTACTCACGGTGTAGGTGCCGATCCCTCCGGTGCCGGAGACGAACGCCGTTATGGTCGTTCCAACTCCGATGACCGCCGTGCCGCTCACTCCCGTGCCGCTCGAGAGCACGTCGCCAACCGCGAGCGCGCCGGACGTCAGACTCGACACGGTGAGCGTCGCTCCTCCGATGCTGCCCGTGACCACGGCGGCGGGCGCGTTGTTGGACCCGACGCTGATCGAGATCAGATCGACCCACGACCCGAGCGCCTGAATGGGCGCCGCGTAGCGCAGCGCGTAGATGACCGAGCCGATGGCGGCGCGAGGACCGCCGTCGTCGCCGAGAAACGCCGACGATATCGCGCCCTGAATCAGCGCCAGCGCGTTGGACGGAACCTGAGCTCCGTTGACGACGCTGACCGCGTACAGGATCTGCAGGCCACTCGGTCTGTCGAACTTGATCTGGTAGGACGGCAGCGGCGGCGAGTAGCCAGAGTTGGAGTCAGCGACCGTCACGGTCGTGTTGCCGTTGAGCGCGCAGCCCGGAGCCTTCTTCGTCCAGATCGCCGTCGCGACGTCCAGATCCGCGCCCCCGACCGCCGCCACGTAGAGCGAGTGCGCGACGAGCGTGGTGCCCCCGACCGTCGTGGTTCCGCTCGTGGTGTTCTCCGTGACGTACGCGTCCAGCACGCCGGGCACGCTCAGCACGGCGCCGCGCACGGCCGGAAGCGAGCCGAGCGAGTTGACGGCGACGGACGCCTGTCTTCGCGCCTCGAACTCCGCTCTCGTCTCCACGTCTCGTCCGGTCACGCCGGAGACGACCGAGACCGAGTCCCATCCGGGGATGGCCTGGAAGATCGAGACGCCGCTCGCGGCCGGAATCGCCGTCGGGCCGGGCACGATCGCCGAGAAGGACAGCGTGACGTTGCCCCCCGGCCCGATGACTCCGGAGCCGGAGCACCCGTACGAGTTTCCGCTGACGTCCTGAATCAGCGCGTTGACCGATATCGTGACGCCCGGCAGACCCGAGCACAGGATCTGCAGCACGGTCGGCTCGGACGGCAGGCGCTCGATGAAGTAGATGCGCCCTATGGCGTCCTGCATTCGGCCCTGAGCGAAGGCCGGATCTGTCTGCGTGGCGTAGTAGAGAAAGGTGTCGTTCGCGTTTCCGATGATCGCGGTCTCGCTCGTCGCGAGCTGACCCTGCGGAGTCGTCAGGCCTGGATTCAGACCACCGCCCATCGCTGCGTCGATGTCGGTCTGGCGACCCGCGAGTATCTGCGCCTCGGTCGGCGCCTGAAATCCGGCGGGGCCGAACGTGACCGGGGGGACGGCGGTCACGTCAGAACGCCGCGACCTGCTGCTGACCCGACGACGTCGTGATCTGCACCTGTCCGGACACGACGCGGCTCTCGAACGAGGAGATCACGCATCGCGCGGCGGCCGTGTCCGGCACCGTCAGCGCGGCTGCGACGAGCTTGGCCTTGACGAGCGACAGGGGAGGCCCCTGGCCGAGTATCTGCTGCCAGTACGGCACGCCCTGCGTCGTGTCGTAATAGACCTCGCCCAGAAACGTTCGCATCGCGCTCGCCGCGTCCTGCGCGACGGAGTACGGATCGGACGCCACGGCGATGTCGCCGCTCGCGTCGATCACGAGATCCCAGGTGGTCTGGTCGAGAAGAAGAGTTCTCATGGCACCGCGATCGGAGTTCCGTTCCAGGTGAGAGTGGCCGAGGTGAGAGCGAGCGCGCCGAGCGACACGATGTTGATGCCGAGAGCAGTGAACTCGACATACTGCGTCGGCACGCCTCCGAACAGTCCGCCGACGTACACGCCGTCCGCGAGCGAGAAGACGCGCCGCGATCCCGGGTTGGACTGCGCCCCGGCGTTCGCCTTCACCGTCGACAGGTCGCGGTCGGCCACGGCCATGAAGCCCACGTCGCCGACGACCGGATCGAGAATGACCGCGCCGAGCGCGGACTGCGGCCTGAAGACGAGAACGCCGAGCACCGTGCCGTGCGGAACGGAGTTTCCCGCGCCGTCCATCTGATTCACGAGCGGCAGCACGTCCACGGTCGGCGGCGCCGCGACTCCGCCTCCGTACACCGCGAGCACCCTGACGAGCGTCATGGTCCGCGTGCGGAGCAGCGTCTGCTTGATCAGGAACGAGTGGCGATTGAAGTCGCCGACTCGGTCGGTCAGGCTCTGCTGGCCGGCGTAGGCAACGTCGCTCATCTCACTCTCGCCCTGTCTAGAATCCTAGATCTGTCGCTCTCTGCCGCTCCGCGGCTGCTGTAGGTCTTTCCGCCAGACAAGATGTTCCAGTCGTTGTCCCCAAGATAGAACGACCCCGCCAGGAACCTTCCGGCGTCGAGCTCTTCGCGCGCGTACTTGGCGGGAGTTCTAGCGTCCAGCGCCAATTGTCCGAACCGACCAGTCACGGACTCACTCTCACGAGACCCGGCAGCGTCGCGACCACGCTGCACTCCCACTTGCCGCCCGGCACGTTGGCGTCCAGATCGTACGACAGATTCTGCACGGCCCACGTTCCGGCGGCCGGAGTCAGCGAGCTTCTCACCTGAATCTTTCCTCCCACGCCGAGCAGCCCGGCCACGAACACCGTGCGCAGCACGATGCCCGCGTTCGTGTAGGACGGATACCCGATCATGCCGCCGTCCGGCGGCGAAGCGATCAGCGGAATCAGCCCGCCTCTGCTGCCGCCCCTCGGCCATATCGCCAGGGTGCCGTTGTCGCCGCCGTTCCACTCTATCCCGGCGTCGCGAACGATCGCGGCCGCCTGCTCGCGCGCGGTGCCCGGCCAGTACGAGGACGGAAGCTGAGTCGCCACGCCGTTGTTCTCGAACGCCCAGCCCATCTGCGTCGCGAGACCCGACAGCGCGCCGGCCGCGTCCACCGGACCTCTCAGGCTGAGCGGCGCGACAGGCGCGAGCGAGGCGTTGCGCCCGACGTTCGCGAGAACGTGAAACGGCACGCTCGGCATTCCGTCGAAGTCGCCGTACGCCTGCACGATCTCGCCGACGAAGACCGTGGACATGCCAGAGACCGCGTCGCCGGCCTCCACGATCATCCGATTCTTGTCGAACGCCATAGGCACGCTGCCCAGCGTCGACAGGTCGTTCATCATGCTCAGCGTCAGCCCGTAGATCTGCAGATGCGCAGAGCTGAACGCTCGCCCCCCGGCCTTGACGATCCGGGAGGAGATCCTGAGACCCGACAGCTTGACCGTGTTCGTGCCGCTCTCGGCGAACGTGCGCTTCTCGAGCACGAACGTGACATCGATCAGGCGTCGGACGAAGCTGACGCCGCTCGGCGCGACTGCGACCGGAGGAGCCGGGGGGCCGACCGTCAGCGACAGGGTCATCCCGACGGAAGCTCCGTGGCCGACAGATAGACAAGGAAGTAGCGGACGCCGAGTCCGTCGAACGTCGGGTCGCTGTCGCCCTGCGTGTCGACGAAGGCGAGATCGCCGCCGAAGCCGAGATAGACCGAGCGCACGATCCTGTTCAGGTTCTCGCAGATCGTTCCCGCGACGATCAGCGATCCGCCAACGCTCAGGTCGAGAAACAGACCGAACGCCTTCTGGTAGACGCTGATCTGGCAGTCCTGGCCGGAGAGCTGCGTCCCGACGACCTGAGAGGGGACGGGCTGAAGCGGGATGACGAGCATCGCACTTCAGCCAGTGAGCAGAGGCGCGGCCATCTGCTGCTGCGTCTGCGTGGGCGTCTGCGGCAGCGCCACGCCGCCGCTCTGCGGGCTGGCGCCGCTGGGCGCCTGCGTGCCCGTGGAGCTGAACGCGGCCGTGGCCGAGAGGCGCACCTCCTGCAGGCGAACGTCGATCTGAAGGAGGCCGACGCCCTCGGTCGCGGTGCGATCGTAGTCGTAGTCCAGCACGTTCGCGTCCGCGTAGACGGTCTCCGGCGTCACGACGTCGAAGACCTGCGTCGAGCCGGCTATCGCCGCGACGGAGTCGAGCAGCGCCTGCCTGTCGGCATCCGATCCGCCAGTCGAGAACCTGACGCGCGCGTCGTACGGCGTGTCCACCTTGTCGTAGGAGGCGAAGCCGCCGCCCTCGATCGGGTAGTCCGCGATGCGCCAGCCCTGCTTGTAGCCGACCGATATCACGCTGTCGGCGACCACGACGGGCGAACCGTCCAGGAAGATGCCCCACTGCGGCGCGAACGCGCCGAGAACCGAGGCGACGAGATCGACCGCGAGCAGCGTCACCGTGTTCGCGGCGTAGCTGGACAGGGGCGGCACGCCGGGCACGTTGGGGACGTTTGGCATTATCTGTAGACTCTGCAGACGATGCGAACAAATCTGCCGTAGTCTCGTGATTTCTTGATTGCCTCGCGCTCGGTCGGTGCTGATATCTCATGGTGCGACTGCTGACCGTGGGCGTTCTCAACGACTATGTCCCAGGTCTTCATCTCTTCGCCGTCGTCAACAGCAAGACTGCCGAATCTTCCACTCATGTCACGCCGCCCCGAAGTCCGCGTTCGCCACGTACGCCACGTCGTCGAGCGCGCCATAGATCTCCCGCGCGATGCTCGTCGCGTCGGTCGCCTGCGGAGCGTTGACATTCAGCGTGCCGATGTGAACCTCCTTGCTCACGCTGCTGCTCCTGTTCGTGACGCCGGCGCCCGGCCGACCGCCGACGGAGCCGACGCGACGCGCCATCTCCTCGTCGCTCAGTTCGACGTGAATGTGCGGCCCGGTGGCGCGGCTCGACGGGTGATTCTTCTCGTCGATCACGCGGGCACCAGGGCCGAGCAGAGCCCGCACGCGATCAGCGATCTCCGCGTACTTGCTCTGATCGGCGATCGTGAAGTCCAGGCCGCGTCCCGCGCCGTGCGCGCCGCGACTGCCGTGATACGCGTCGTCGAACGCCGTGAACTCCCGGAGCTCCGGGATCTTCGACTGAAGCTGCGACGCGAGGGCGAGCGCGCCGAGACTGATCTCGCCGGAGCCGGGCTTGACGCGGAGTCCCGCGCCGCCGGTCTGCAGTGCGGGGCTCTCTGTCCCGAGGCCGAACGACTTCTTCAGCGCGTCGAGATACGACGCCCCGAGACCCTTGCCGCTCTCCACTCCGCGCCGAATGAGCGACAGATACTCCGTGAGCTCCCTGAGCGTGCCCGTCATACCGGGCGTGAGACTGTTCAGCAGCGACTCCCCGAGCCCCTCCGCCGCCACCGACGCCCGCTGCCACGCCGTCGCGAGCGCCTCGGCGTTGTCGAGCTGCTCTCTCGTCTTCGGGTTCAGCGCGGCGACCTCGTCCAGCACGGCCCGCGTCGCCGCGCGTCCGCGCACGAGCAGATTGATCATGCTCTCGTCGAGGCCGAGCCTGCGACCGAGCCAGTGCGCCTGAGCAGGATCCCGTCTGCTAATAACCGAGAGGTCGTCCGCAAGATCGAGGAAGATAGAGTGCAGCGGCCGATTGACGTCTATCAGCCTGCCGCCCGCGCGCCCTATGGCGTACAGCGTCGGAATCAGACTGGACTCGCCCGTCGCCTGGAGCTCCTGCATCTCGTCCGAGAAGCCGCGAAACGAGCCGGCCATCGCCTCGGCGCTGCCGCCGACCAGTCGCGCCGCGTTGCCCCACGTCGCGATCTCGACCGCCGACACGCCGATGCTGCGGCCGAGCCTGTTGGTCGCGGCATTCGCGGTCGTCATGCTGACCACGAACTCCTTGATCTCGTGACCGCCGACCAGCAGCGCGAAGAAGCCGAGCGCCTCGTTCCGCAGCCTCGTGAAGAACTGCGCCGCGCGCTGCCCCGCCGCCTCGATGGCCTTGGCGCGAAGAGTCGCCTCGTCCTGCGTGCGCTTGAACGCTGCTATGGCGGCCTGCTGCCCCTGCGTGAACTTCTTCGGGTCGAGACCGAGCTCGACGACGAGCTCGTCGATGACGGTCGTCACGTCTTGTCTCTCCTGGAGTAGAGTATCTCCTGATTTCTCCTGCTCACCGCGACCACCTCCAGCATGTCGTAGCAGTCCTCTGCGGAGTAGAATACTTGCAACTCACGAAGAGTTGCAAGTCCAGACGCGATCACTGCGGCGACGACTCGGGGAACGTTTGCGGGCTCGACGAGTCCCGAGTCCTCTGGCTCTCCCTCAAGGCCGAGAGCTGCTCGTCGATGGAGAAACCCAGGTGGAGCTCCAGCAGCTCCCGTCGTATGCGCCAGCGCGTGCTGACCTCCTCGATCTCGCCCGGCAGAATCGGCCCCGACCGGGGGGCGCCCGGTCGTCCCGCCGGATCCGGGCAGAACTGAACGCACGTGAACATCTCGTCCAGCAGGGGCTCCGCGTCCGCGAATCTCAACCCGCCGAGCAGCGTCTGGATCCCCAGAGTCGCCACGCCCGCCAGTCCCCCCGCTCGCACGCCCTCCACCACGTCGGCGCCCGACTGAGCGGCGAGAAACAGAGCGCGCATCCCCCACTTCTCGGCCTGATCGGCGGGCATCTCGGTCAGGAGATACTGGCGCCCCTTGTCCCTGTTGTCCTCGTCGATCGTGATCACTCTCGTCTTTCTCACTCGCCCTCCTCTACAGCGGCTTGAACACGTCCACCGACTGAACGAAACTTCTTCCGAACTGATCACGAGCGAGCTGAAAGCCGATCTGAAGTCCGGCGCGACTGGCCCGGTTCTGCACCTCGACGACCTGATCGAGAAGCGGTCGCATCTCCGCGCGAATCTCGGCGGCCAGATCGACGTCGGACTGCCCCGCCACGAGAGTGACGAGCTGATCAGACATCATCACAGCACCGACGGGAGGTTCGACTCCCACGTGATCGTGAACTTGCGCGGCTGCAGGAGCTTCTTCGCGTCCGGCACCGGCTTGAAGCTGGTGAGCGCCCCTTTCGTCTGGATCCACTTGGACCCGAGGCTCGGCAGCACGGTCGAGCCGCTCGCGTAGAAGACGTCCTTCGCCTGCTGCTGCGTGGCCCACCACGTGTCGAAGATGAACGCGGAGGCAGAGTCGGCCTGCAGAGTGAAACTCTGCTTCACCGGCACGTAGACGAAGCCGGCCGTCATGCGGCCGTCGACGCCCATGGACACCTCGGCCGACTCGATGGCCTCGACGTCGTACACGTCGTCGGCGGCGAAGCCCTGTATCTGCTGGGGGACCGGGAACAGGCCCGGAATGCTGATCATCAGCACCGCGTTGGCGGCCGTGATGGACATGGCGTCAGTCTCCTCTCGTCTCGTCCCGCAGGTGAGGCGGGAGATCGGGCATCTCTATTGTCTTGCCGGCCATCGCGTGCGTGCAGTCGCCGCAGTAGGCGACCTGACCGTTGGTCACGACATAGTGACAACACCAGTCGACGGCTCTGCCACTCTCGTCGCAGACCCACTCTCCGTTCCACTTGCCGTCGATCTTGACGATTTGCTTCCCGGAGTGTCTGAAACTCGGACTGAAAGTCGGCTTGTCGAGATCGCCGTTGAATGTCCAGCCTGATGGCAGCGGATGCACCTCTTCGCACGCGGGACACCACCACGCGAATCCGTGTGTCGTGCTGCGCAGCTTGGGAGTGATCTGACCCATCCTACTGTACGGCGATGCTCGCCATGCTGATTCGCTGCACGTCCTGGCCGTCGGTGTACCAGAAGTTGACGATCGGGCTGCCGCGCGCCGCGCGCACTGTCGGCCCCGGATCAAGAACCTGCAGATACCAGCCCTGCTGCTGAAGCGTGGGCGCCACGTTAGCGCCGGCCGCGCTGTTGACCTCCAGGATCTGCGAGGATGACAGCGCGACGCCGGCCCGGAACGCGCCGAACGCGAGGCCGGCCTGAATGGGCGTGGCGAGCGCGTTCTCGATCGTGGTGTAGCCAGCCTGATTGTACGGGATCGAGCCGATCGTCGTGATGAGCTCCATCAGCGCGAGCTGAAACTGCGCGTTGAGCCACACCTGGTTCACGAAGGAGTCCATCCACTGGAACGGACCCGACACCGAGCCCGGCGTGAGGAACTCGAAGCCCTGATTGGCCGTGGCGTACGCGCCGTAAAAGTTGTATCCGTTCGCCTCGAGATTCGCGGCGGTCGTCGAGTCGGTCACGCCGGGGACGATGCCGGCCTGCGACCGGAAGTCGAAGTCCGTGCGCCCGTTCGGCGCCGAGAAGTCGATGGACGCCGCGATCCCGAGCACGAACGCCGCGAGATACGAGTTGACGGCCTCCCAGACCGGAAAGATTCCCGCGTACGCGGCGGCCACGATCTGCGCGCCAAGACTGCTCGGCGCCGAAGTCGACAGCATGGGCGTCGGGTCGGTGTCCCACGGCACGTAGGCGTAGCGATCGCTCTGCGCGCTCGTCCACGCGGCGAAGAGCAGCTTGTTCGTGTTCGTTCCGACCGCAGAGTCGGGATTGAACGCCGTCATGAACAGAGCCCAGTTCTGGTTCTGGTTGACGATCGAGTTCATGAACGGAGTCGGCGTCGCCGCCGCCGCGCCCTGCGACAGCACCGCGCCAGAGACCTGAGTGAGACTGAGGGACGCGGACAGCGAGCCCGTGGCGTACGCCGAGGTGGACAGCGTGCCCGTCAGTCCGGAGGTGATCACGAGACCACCGGACACCGAGTCGTAGAGCACGGACACGGGCGTCGGCTGCGTCATCAGCGTGCCGCTCGCGGTCGTCTGCGAGCCGCTGACCTGATACGTGCCCGTCCCGCCGGTCGTTCCGGAGAGCTGCGATACGACGATCGTGCTCGCCGCGACGACGGTTCCCTGCGCGACGGTCTGCCCGGCCGCGATGGGACCACCGGACGTGGTGCCCGTCACGGTCATCGTGCTTCCGGCGATCGAGCCGACGAACGTGGCGAGCGTGGACAGCGCGCCGTTCAGCCCCGTCTGTATCAAGGACGCGGCCGACGAGAAGCTGGAGGCCGCCGCGAGATTGATCGCGGCTCCGGTGCGCGAGTAGCCGTCGAACACCACGGTTAGCGAGCCGCTCAGCGCCTGGAGCTGAGAGAGCGACAGCGACGCGACGCTCGCGCTGCGCAGATACGCCGCGACCGCCGAGCCGGGATACTGCGCGAA